CCAAAACAGCACAGCACGTACTAACGTAATGATTCGTGGTCGTGATGGTAAGTTCATCAGTTATAAGAACGTACCTGAGTTGTTTGATGCTGTCCTTTCTTTAAAGCCTTTCCCTCTCGGTGAATAACTATGATTGAACGTGATATGGGACATTACATAGTTATCAATCGTAAAGACTTAGAAGACTATGTAAACGACTACGGAAAAGATAGTTTACAACTTATCTTGGAAGTTATCAAAAGAGGTCGTCGTGAAGATGGTAAACCTCTAAGAGATTATGTTTTAGTCTCTGATAAACGACCAGCCTTGTATGAAGAGGTATGGGAGTTGGTTCTCAAAGCTATTGAGGAAGAAACTAATGCCTAAGTATTACACTGGAATCGGTAGTCGTGAGACACCTCCAGAAATCTTGCAGGCTATGGAAACAGTTGCCAATTGGTGCGCCATTGAAGGAGTAATCCTTAGAAGTGGTGCTGCTGATGGAGCTGACTCTGCTTTTGAAAAAGGTTGTGATGCTGTGCAAGGGGAGAAAGAAATTTACATCCCTTGGAACAACTTCCATGGTAGGTCAGTAAGAGAGGAGGGCGTTTACTCCAGAGGAAGTGATCAAAACTCTTCCGCTATTGCTTATACTCTACACCCTGTTTTCTCAAACCTAAGTGTTGGTGCTCAATTACTGCACACAAGAAACGTGAATCAGGTTCTAGGGAAAGATGCTTCTAACCCTGAGCTGAGCCACTTCTTAGTGTATTATGCCCCTAGAACTCGTGCTGGAGCTGTTAAAGGTGGTACAGCTACTGCTGTTAAGTTAGCAGAGAGTCGTGGTGTTCCTTGTTGGAATCTTTGGGATAATAGTGATCTTGCTGAACTACGGGGTTGGGTCAACGAACAGTTCGAACGGGAGTAATATGCAAGATATTTTTATCTGGCCGGATGATTCTTGGGTCTATCGTGAAGATTATAGTTGGGAAGAATATAAATTCCTAGGGGATGACTTTCGGGTTGTCCCTGAAGGTACTTCTGAGTGGCAATCTATTGTAGATGGAGGGACTTTTGATAAGCTATTCTTTTGAAGAGGAACTCCGTCGTCGATTTTTAGAAATGAGAGATCTTAAAAAAGCTAACTTACTTGCAGAACAAAGAGTCCTTGCACTTGAGGATGTAGTCTCTAGGTTAGAAGATGCAGTTAGAAATCTTGGTGGAGAGCTTGAGTTTAATCTCGTCAAACGAGAGCTTGAAACACCTATTAATAACGAGATCTTTCATATATGTTGTTGGGAACCTTTCCTCAGAGGTTGGGTAGAAACAAAACATGAAATTGTAGGTCACTTGAGTGTAGGTGATGAGTCAAGTATAAAATAAGGAACATTTAGGTACATGGAGAGTGAAAAGAATGTGAACTATGACCCATTCAAAATTGAAATGTGTGTAGCAGATATTATCAGTAAGCAGGCTAAGCACGGAGTAGATTTTAATGGTCGTCAAGCACGTTGGTTTGTTCATGTTCTGACTGAGTATATTCTCAAGTTAGATCTTGAATTAATTCCTCTCCTACCCAAAATGCGTCTCGATGGCACCTCGTACAGAAAACCATTCAAATTGAATGGAGAACTCAGCAAATGGCCAAAAGAGTATGCTGAAAGGGTGGGCTTGAGTCGAGAAGAAATCGGTGGGCCGTTTACGGCTGTAGAGTTTGTTGATTTCGACCCGTCAAAAACACAACGTGTAAAAGAAGCTCTGATGAATGAGGGATTTCTTCCTCCAGAGTGGAACACCACTAAGAAGCCGTGGAATGTCCATGACTTCAGACGTGAACTTCAACGGTCCAGTTATTCAGATTGGATTGAATCCTACAGAAGAGGTAATCAGAAAGAGCGTCAGATTGCTGAAATGGTAGATGCGGATATTAATAAATTTATCCAAAAGCATTTTAAAAGCCGTTCAGTTAATTATATGAAAGCTATTCTTTACGGTTTAGGTTTTAACGTTAAAACCAGACCACCGACTTTTGATCAAATCAAAAAGAAACTTGCGTTATCTGACAAGTGGATTACGATGCCAAAAGACTTGGAAGAAACCTTAGATGAAAGTCTAGGTGGTGATCTAGGTCGTGTAGGCGGTCTGCTTAAGAAACGTATGGTTGCTGCTCACCGTATGGGTCTTATTAAAGGACTCATCGACAAGGAACGTAAAGATGGCAAGCTTTCAGCGGATGCTAACTCTTGCGCTACTCCAACTTTCAGGTTTAAGCACCGTGTTGTGGTTAATATCCCATCACGGGGATTCTTTGGTCATGAGTGCCGCAGCTTATTCCAATCTGATAGGAATTTTGACGACCATCACTCTACTTCTTTTATTATCACTAACACTGTGCCAGACGGTTGCTACGTCAAGAAAGGTACTAATGTTATTTATGAGCCGGGTAAACCGGGCAAGGCAGATAAACCAGTAGGTCAACTTCATTATTACGTTCCACAGGGACGTGAAGTGTTTGTTGGTTATGATGGTTCAGGTCTTGAGCTTCGTATGTTGGCTCACTATCTGATTGCTGAATGTAGAGCAATGCTTGCTGAAGCGATTGCAGAAGATAATCCTTCTAAGAAAGCTACAGCAGAACGTGGTTTAGCATCAGCTATTCTGTATCGTGATATCCTTCTTGATGGTGATATTCACACTCATAATATGAAACTGGCAGGTCTGCCAACTCGTGATAATGCTAAGACGTTTATCTATGCATTTAACTATGGCGCTGGCAACCTTAAGTTAGGTTCTATCGTTGGTGGTGGTGCTGATGAAGGTCTGATTATGCGTGAACGTTTTCTCGCTGAGAATCCTTGTATTGCGATCCTGATTGAACGTATGACAGAGAAAGCTAAGAAGGGTTTCATTATCGGTATTGACGGTCGTAAGATTACAATGCGTCGTGATGCTCAGGGTAAAGTAATGACCCATAAGGCGTTAAATACGCTGTTACAGAGTGCTGGTGCGATTGTAATGAAGTATGCGATGGTCTTCTTAGATAAGTGGATTAAACGTGATGGCATTCGTTGTGCGAAGGTTATTGACATGCATGATGAAGGTCAGTTCTCTTGTCACAGAGAAGATGTAACAAACCTTTGTGACTTAATGAAACTGTGTGTGAAACGTGCTGGCGAATATCTGGAGATGGAGTGTCCATTAGCTTCTGATTGTCAGATTGGTCGTAACTGGTTACACACCCACTAATAGAAGGAGGGGAAACCCTCCAATCTCCTTTGGAAAATATATGGAAAATTTAATCGGTAAAAAATCTTGGCAAGTTATTACAACTTGGGAGGATGGGAGTGTTATTGTTTGTGAGTTTAAGACTCGGAAGGAAGCAAGAGCTTCAAAAGCTAGATTCCTAAATCACAAAAAAGAATCTAAAATTTATAAAAAAGTAGTGATACATGAAGATGGTCTGCAACATTACCTTAAACCTAGTCACTAATAGAGAAAACAAATGAAACGATATTGGTGGATTCTGGATGAGTGGGATATTCTTAACGTATTCGATTCAACAGAGGTATATAACCATGCTAGAAAACATGTTCATGGCTGCATGACGTGTGACACCTTCACTGTCGGAGCTTTCAACGCTGAAAACGTAGAAGGTTGTTGGACAATGGAGGAAGTTCTATTGTGGGAAGATGGAATAAAGAAAGAGATTGATAAGGATACCTAATGGGTACAGATCTTATAGGATTCATTTATATAACCGATGTTTGTCCTCGATTTGAAATAGAAACTGAACCAGCAGATGAGTACGAAGTGTACCGTCGCTATCATGAAAAACTTATTTCAACAATTCCAGTATATTCAAGCAAGGATGATTATGTTGTACTATTATCACACTTACAAAGTTTCGAGCGGGAAAGATCAGAAGATGATCTCTAAGATCTATCTGGATGAAAAAGTCGCTCAAGAAAACCACCTATTGATGGGCGGTGTAATGAAAGTCTTACAGGAAGTGGAGACCGACAATGCCTAATAGAATTACATCTGCAAATGTACCAACTTGGAGAACAGCACCACGAAGATTTGATACACTTGCCCTCATGCAGAGCGGCGCACTTGACGCGGAAAATAACCCATTTGAACAGATTATGGGAAGGGGACATGCTTTCGAAGAAGCTATTGTCACTTGTCCAATCTGTCAGGAAAGAAAGCAATCGGTGTGGGGTTCTTGTCATAACGAGTTTTGTCTATCCGAACGTGTAAATGTTACAGTTTATGATCAAAGTGTATTTGAGCCTTTCGCTGTTTCAAACGGTACAGTTAGTATAAATCAAGACTTATTGACAGTGAGAGATTCCGCTGGTTCAAGAAGAGTTGCAATAGGTAATCTTGATAGAGACTTGACACAAGTATCGGGACGCAGTTTTCAATGGACTGTAGCTGATGAGCTTGACTCTGACGAAGACTCCGATGAAGGTATTGAGGAGGATTTTGATGAAGATGCAACAATCTCTGATCAACCCGTAAGCTTAAGAGTAGATTCACTAGAAGAGTCTGTCTCTGAAATCCGTAGGACTCTTGAGGGATGGATTATGGCTGATGGAGGTACTATATCAACTAGTGATCGTTATTCAAATCTCAGAAGCTATATGAACAATTTCTACACAACAGCTTCTTCGCTTTATCGGTAATCTAAAAGGATAAATTTTGGTAAAATTTGAACCTCTGAAAATAGCTATGGATTATGATGAAACCTTTAACGCTGATAAACAGATGTGGGCTACCATCATAAAGTTCATGATTGCTAATGGATGCGATGTAAGATTCGTAACTTTTAGACATGAGTATCCTGCTACTTTCTCTAATGAAGATATTCTTCAAGACTCTGACAAATTAAACATCCCTATTATCTTCTGTGAAGGGGTTCAGAAAAGAGCTGTCACTGAGAGAAAAGGATTTAATCCTGATATTTGGATTGATGATAGTCCAGAGTTTATTCCTAATGAAGTTGAGTTAAGTAATCAACTTTTACATATTCATAAAAAGGAAAGAAATCCTGTTGTTCCTAACAGTCAACTTACTGCAACTACTGTGACATCTTCTGTTTCTTCTTATCCAGAGGAAACTTTAGTTATTCCTCGATAATGTGGAACTGTAGGTCTATACTATAAAATGGATAAAGCATATAGCTTAGCTTAGCTTTGATATGCTAGCTTTGCTAGATGCTTCCAGTTAAGAAGCTAATAAAACTCTAGTTCAATGATGAACTCAATCTTTATAAGGAAATATTAATCTATGTCTATGATCCCTGAATTCAACACTGGTTCTTCTTCTAAGAAATTCTCTTACAACGTTATTCCTGATGGTGAGTACGAAGCGCGTATTGTTCGTTTCATTGGTCTGGGTGTTCACAAACAAGATCCTTGGACTGACCCAAAAACTAAGGAAGTGAAAGAGAAACAGCCTGCATTCCGTGCAGATGTAACCTTTGAGTTGATTGGCTTGGATGCCACAGGTAAAGACGCAGAAGGTAAAGATCTGGAAGCTCGTCCAGCTTGTCAGTTCAAAACCTACCCTGTTAATCCTCGTGCTAAGAACTCTGGCATGTTGGATCTTTGCAAAATGATTGACCCATCTATCACTGCTCTTAAGGGTGATCTGAATTGGTTCAAAGAGATTCTGTTAGGTCAGCCAGTAAACATTACTATTGGTCACTACGTCAACAAAGCTGGCGAGACTAAAAATAAGATTGCTCGTATCGACCCAATCCCAACTAAGTATCGTGCAGCGGTTGGTGATGCTCGTACAGATCTGGTGTTCTTCGACCCGTATGCTAGCAACGATGAAAGCAACGCTTCTTACAACAAAATCTACCCATATCAGCGTAACCTGCTGACTGAATCACTGGATACTAAAAATATTCCACTGGCAGGTAAAGAAGTTGTATCAGCAGCAGCTACAGAAATGCAGCAGCCGAAACCAACGATTGCTACTGTGGACAAAGAGCCTGAAGTTGCATTCGACGATGACGTTCCATTTTAATAGATGATAATAGAGGCTGCCATTATGGTGGCCTTTTTCTTTTTAGGAATAGTCATTATGTTTAACAGATGTTCTTTCTGTAAGCGTTTATATGTTTTCCAAATCTCTTGCTTTAGTTGTGAAGATAATCACAGACGTAAGAAGATTGAAGAAGACAACCTCCGAAAGTATTATGCACATCATTTTAAAAGGATAGCCGATATGAATAACACAGCAACAGCAGCACGTCGTCGTGAAGAAGAAGCTCGTCGTCGTAATCGTAACAGCAGTTCTATCCCGACTTCTAATTCAGTGTTAGACGGTACAGTGTATACTGGATACAATAACAGCTACTCAGATAGCTCTTCCGATAATTGTAGTCCCTCTGATTCCTCTAGCTCGCCTTCTAGCTCATGTGATTTCTAATTATGAGTAATAGCCTCCAAAGTCAACTAGCCTTTGCTAAGAATCGAATTCGTCTCTTACAAGACGCACTCTATGAATATCAGAGGGAGTGTCACAGGGCTACTAATAAAAAGTTGGATGAACAGTTAGAAATTAATCAGATGTTAACTGAGTATGTTATTCAATTGGAGGATGAACTGGATGCAATTAAACAGCGCAACAGTTGATAGAGTTCTTTATCTTACAATGTTCTTAGTTGCTGTTGGTATTGGTTATTACATTAAAGGTCTTGTTATTGATAAAGATGCTTTAGCGCAAGAGAAGATCTCACAGCAGATTGCACAGAGACAAGATGAAGCAGCTAATAAAGTTGCCACCAAGGTTCTTGATAATCTTAGTGCTTGGAAACAAAACACACGGGATGTAGTTAAGGAGATGCACTTTGAAACAACTAATCCGGTTTTCGTTAATGTCTGTGCTACTGATAACTATGTCAGCTTGTTCAATCAACGGCAGCAGCAAGCAAGAAAGGCTCTTGCCGGTGAACTTGAAAGAAAAGTGCAGGATTGATGTTCCCGATTTAAGCGGTCCAAGAGGAGTTGACTTAACCCTCGTAAACGACTGGTATCAAGAAGAATACACTGAGTGTGCTGCTAATCATAATGGATTAATTGACGCTCTAAGTGAGCGAGGTATTAACTAATGGCAATTAAGTTTACTAAACATCAGCCAAAGTCTGGAACATTTTCAGTGGTCTGGGAGTTTGAAGGTCAAGTTTGGTCCAGTACTTTTAGCAATAGAAAAGGATTATGGTACAAATATTATAGTAGTGATAGTGGTGATTCTTGGACTCATATTGAAAGTCCAGATCATAATATCCCTTCTAGTAACCCAAAAGTTACAGGTATTAAATATGCAGTTATCCGAGAAGGGTGATGTATTAAACTTCTATAAGCTTGGATGTAGAGTACCGAAAGGGGCAATCTATATTGGTCGCCCTAATTATAAGTGGGGTTTGAAGGGTTCTAAGTTTCAGAATCCTTATAGCCTTGAGAAGTACACCAGAGAAAAGGCGATTGAGAAATACAAGAACTGGCTCTGGAATGAAATTAAAATAGGTCATATAACAATTCAAGAACTTGCCAACATGAAAGGCAGAGATTTGGTTTGTTATTGTAGTCCTCAAGAATGTCATGGAGACGTTCTGTTAAAAGCTATCGAATGGGCTGATAGTAAAGTTTAAAAGGAATTAAAATGTTCTTAGTGTTTGCTGGACAAGATAATAGTCTTGGTGGTTGGAAAGATTTTATAGAGTCTTTTAATAATGAAGAACTTTCTATTTCTTATGCCAATAGGCTTCTTTCTCAATACGATTGGTCACATGTAGTTGAATTAGAAACTGGCAAAATTATCTGGAAAAGTTAATGACATGGAGGTCATATGGCTGGTAAAACAACAGCAACACGGTATCGTATTCACGGTATTCCTATTGAGTATCGAGATACATACACAGATTTCTATAAAAAGAACTGGCCGATTGTTCACAAGTTTTTCATGTATGATTTGAAAGATTATCATGAGGCTGAAGATATTACGCAAGAGATCTTCATTAACGTATGGAGATTCATTTTTGAACGTCAGGACCGTATCTACCGTCTGTTGCCGTCTCATCAAGAGAATATGACTTATCAGGTGAAGAACATCATCTGGTCTATTCGCTCGAATCGTAATACAATGTTGGAACGTCGTATTGATGTGCTCACTGAGAGTATGATGTTTGATAATCCAAACAGTGATGAAACCCCTCTGGAAACGGCTGTAAACCGCTGTCATAGTGTAGGTGATCCATTCACTGAGTCAAGAGTCTACTTCTTCTTAGAAGACCTTCAAGACGCTTTTAGCGATAAGAAAGTAAGTGACATGTTCACTCTTATGTTCTTAGGATTCTCCCATGATGAGATTCAGCAGAAATTGCATATCTCTCACGGAACATTCTATCGTCGTTACAAAGAATATAAGACGAAGTATGAAACAATTTCTTTACGTCACTTTTCTTCAGAGGAGATGGAACTTCATGATGGTAGTTAAGAGTTTTGATTTTTATGATATTGTCTATGTTAAGTATGTCCAACAGTATTGGATTATTAACAAACAGCAGGATGTAAAAGAAGGGGATGGTAAGAACCTCCCCGAAGCAATCGCTTTAGCAGAAGCTTTAGACGGTGCTCTTAAACGTTTCATTCTTGAGGAAGTAGGTAGTGACGAATAAGATTGTTGTTCTGAATGGACCTCCGGGTTGTGGTAAAGATACCATCGGACTTGTTGCAGCAGATGAATGGAGCTATGCTCCTATCTCTTTTAAGGAGCCTATGTTTGTAATGGCTGCTGCTACTATCGGTATGGATTTGGTAGAGTTTAAGCAGAACTATGATAATCGTGAGTGGAAAGAAAGACCACGAGAGGAATGGGGAGGCAAGTCTATAAGGGATCTCTTAATTGCAATTAGTGAAAACTACATCAAACCTTTCTTCGGAAATGAATATTTTGGTCGTAAGGTTGCAGATACTATCCTTAAAAATCAGCCCTTTCTACGATATTATGTCGCTACTGACGGCGGTTTTTATGATGAAATTAATGCCTTAATCAAGGAAGATATTAAGGTTTATATCGTTCACATGTATCGTGACGGTTGTACTTTTGAGGGTGACTCTCGTTCTTATATCAATCATCCAGAGGCAGTTACTCTGAGATTAGATAATAATGGAACAATCGAGGAAACCGTCAATGAACTGACAAGGATGTTACAACAAAATGGACTCCCTATTAGCACAGGGCACGGTGATCCCGTCCTATGATTATACTCTAGCTCTTGTTGATGCTGATGTGCTTCGATATGAGTTAGGTGCAATCCAGACGAATCATCCATTTTTAGACGGGGAGAGAATCCCCGCTAACCCTGAATTTATATATCAAAGGATTGAAGACAGAATCACTCGTATAAAGGAAGCTACAAGCTGTTACAACGTACTCCTAGTGTTTAGTGGTTCTGGTAATTTCAGGTTCTCACAAGCCACCCTAGAGCCTTATAAGGGTAAGCGTGAGGGGTTAACTAAACCTCATCACTGGCAAACTGTGAATGATTATCTCAAAGAGCATTTTGCTCACATTGTTATTGATGGTAGAGAAGCAGATGATTATCTCGCTGAGAAGCAACGTATTGATAAGAACACTATTATCTGTACGAGAGATAAGGATTTGTTAGTTACTCCGGGATGGCATTATAGATGGGCATGTGGTGATAGACAGCCAGAAGTTCCACCTCATTATGTTACAGAGTTAGATGCTTGGAGAAACTTCTTCCATCAGATGTTGATTGGGGATAATACTGATAACATTATTGGTTGTGGTGAAAGACGTCCAGTTATCAGAGGTGGTAAAGAAGTGATGTGGCGTCATGGTGTTGGTCCTAAAGAATCTAAAAAGCTTTTAAAGGACTGTACTACTGTGACGGGCATGTATCATACGGTCCGTATAGAATATATGAGACTATTCCCTGAAGCTTGGGAATGTAATATGTTAGAGAACGCTAGACTACTATTTGTTGGACAACGTGAAGACGATTTGTTTGACTGGTCTTGGCTAACTAAAGAATGGTAACATATTACAAGGATGATATATGAAAGTAGACTACAGCCGTTATGAAGAGATGGATTCCCGTGAGTCAACTCGTGATGTTCGTATTAAGAATCACCTGATGGATAAGCGTGGTAATAAATCTCGTACTTATAAAACTTCTCATCGTGTCGTAAAACGCCGTGATTGGGAGGAATAAGTGTTGGCTAAAACTGCTAAGAAGATGACTACCAAAGTACCGCTGACTAGATGTGGCGGTAAATGGACTGAAGCAAGGTTTAACAGTTTTGTTAAATCAGCTATCCGAAGCATGTCAAGTCGATGGCCTGTTAAGTATGATGCTTTGAAAGAAGCTAAGGTTGGTATTAAAGTCAACCCAAAGACAGGCCGTAACGCAATGCACTATAAGTGTGCTTGTTGTGGAGAAGACTTTCCTGTTAAGGAAGTTCAGGTAGATCATAAAGAGCCTCTCGTACCAACGGACGGTACAGCAACTAATGACTGGAATGTAATTATTTCAAGAGCTTTGCCAGAGATTGATGGCTTGCAAGTTCTTTGTAAAAACTGTCATAAATTAAAAACTAAGGAAGAGAATGATGAGCGCAGAAGCAGTAGAAAGCACTCAAACCCCTGAGTTAACTTTCCTCTATACTAATTACAAGGGTGAGACAGCTTTGAGAAAGGTTGTAACTCCTAGTCTTACGTATGGTATCTCTGAGTATCATAACAACGGTGAACCGTGTTGGTTGCTCGTTGCATTTGATGTTACTAAGGGTGATTGGAGGTCGTTCGATTTCTCTAGCATTCATAGTTTTGAACAACTACCCTTCTAAGGAGTGAGTATGAATATTGAACTTATTATTGGTTATGGTGAAGGTGATGAACACCCCGATCTGTAAGGATAAGGTTAGTAAAGCAGCTAAAAAATCTCTTGATTTTTGGTCCAGTATTGATGGAAACAAACTTTCTAAACTAAATCGAAAAGAAAAAGATTTTGATGTTGTTGGTAAAATTAAATAAATAAGCCCCCGTTGGATTTCTCCTTCGGGGGCTTTCTTCGTTTTAGTCTCTTCTCAGGTTCAGTCTACGAGGCTTTGGACCACCTTTCCTCTTAACCTTCACCTTCGGCTTATCTGTACCAAGCAGAGCAGCTCGACCAACTTTGTTCAGTGGAATCTGTTTAGTAATCTCACCTCTATCAACAGCCACTGCATACTTCTCTCTATCTGCATTCGTCAGAAGCTTAACTTCATCAAGGTTTTTACCCAAGACAGTTCTAACAAGTTTAGATTTCAATCCATTAGCGTGTGGGCTATTGCTCTTAGCAATATTACCAACATCATCACTCGACAACCACAAAGCAGGTTGGTCTGGATAAGTATCAGAATACGATTTAGACTTCTGCATCATACGAGCATACTGTCTCAGCGAATAACCAGCAGGAGAGTCTTTGCCATAGTAAACTTTAGAAAGGAGTTCAGCAGCTTCGACAACTTCATCTAAACTGTCCCCATCTTTCAGTGCTTTCTCGGCACGGTCAACAATCTCACCACTTACTGCATCTTGCGTATCTTTAACATCATCAGACTTAGCGCCTTTAACTTTCTTCTGCAACTCATCAATCTGTTTGTGCAGTGCTTCTAACTCAGGATTAGCTTCTGACAGTGGACCTGTAGAACCGGAGATTTCCATCTCTTTCTCAGCAGGAGTCATACCAGCTTCTGATTTATTGGCAAAGCGTTGTGCAGCGTTACGAGCTTTGGTAGCAGCTTCTTGGAAAGCTCTGTCACCTAGTGGGGCAGTAGTAACACCGAAGTTTCTATCCATATGAGCGTCGATGAAGTCATTGATATCCTTCTCAGAAAGATCCTTTCCTTCCAACTCTTTTCTCATACCCTGTTGAATCTTATCAGTCTGAACTGACAGGTCATGCAGGTTCTGAATATCCTTCGCTACCTTCCTAGATTTAGCCAATTTCTCAGCTTCAGCAGCTTCTCTATCAGCCTTAGCCTGAGCATTTTCTTCCTGCTCTTTAGCTTTACGTTCTGATTCTTCAGCTTCTTTCTTCTTACCAAGTTTCTTATTAACCTCAGCTTCTTGGTTATAGATCTTTTTCCAAAGACTTCTAACTTCCGACGGAGTTAACGGAGTATCTGTTTTCTCAGCGGCTTTGAACGCTTGGTTAATCATTGGCATAGCAGACTTCTGAACATCACCATGCATTTTAGAAACATCATTGAAGAAGTTCTCACGCTGGTCACGCCATTGTTCTGGAGCTTCTTGAGGAACTGATTCCATAGAACCGTCTGACTTAGGTTTCAAAGATCTCTCAAACATCTTCTCAGCCCTTACCTTGATATCAGAGATACCTAAGATGTTAGAGTGAGACAGACCTTTAGCTTTGATTGCTTGGTCAATAAACTCAGAAGGAATACCGTACTCTTTAGCCCATCTATCCAGCTCTTTGACATTCAATTCATGCTGCTTAGCTTCACGAATCTTACGAGCTTTATTCACTTGTTCTACAGAGTGATGCAGTGATTCAACGTTGTTAGCAACATCTTCACGTCTCATCTGTTGTAGGAAGTGAGGGTCGTTCATGTTTTCAGGAGTAATCTGGTCTTTGACAGCATCAGTAGTAAAGCGATTCTTAACAGAGTTCAACTGTCTTTGTTCGATAGATCTAGTAGCACCAGTCTGGAAGTCCACAGCCTCTCTAGGATCAATTCTAGCAGGTTCTGGCTCAGATGTAGGCTCAGCTACTGGTTCTTCGTTAGAAGCTCTTCTAGGGTCTCTAGCAAGCGTCTGATCGACTTCTGGAGTTGGCTCTGGAGTAGGTTCAGGTTCAACTACTTGTTCTTGCTGAACTGGAGCCTCTTCTTCGACAGGTCTGCGAGGAGTTCTCACCATTTCCTGATCTACAGTACGAGGTGCTTCTGGTTCAACAACAGGTTCCTGAACAGGAGCTGGTTCATCTTGTACTGGTCTACGAGGAGATCTAACAAGAGTCTGGTCTACTTCACGAGGAGTAGGCTCAGGAGCTACGATTTGCTGTTCTGGAACAGGTTCATCAATAACTGGTTCTTCTGTTGGTCTACGTGGAGAACGAACTAAAGTTTGATCAATCTCTGGAGCAACAATCTGTTGTTCAGGGACTGGCTCATCAATGACAGGTTCATTACGTCTAGGAGCACGAACAAGACCTTGGTCTGGTTGTGGACGAACTACTTCTGGCTCTGGAGTAGGAGTTGGTTCTGGTTGACTATATTCCATCTCTGGAGTTGTATCTTCAATCGGAGTTTGTTCCATCTCTGCACGAGCAGCTTCTGTAGCGTTACGACTTTTAGCAACAGCCAAATCACCACGAGCAAGTTGTCTTACTTGAGCAAGGTTACGATCTTTCTCAGCACGAAGTTGAGATCTCGCTCTACCAGACAGCAAAGCATCCTTAGTAGTCCCTACAACGTCTAGGAGGCTCTTAGGGACGTTATCAGCACTACGCCCTTGTGTTGGGTTGGTTGATGCGTTACGGAAGCTAGGATGCATGTTATGGAGCTGTTGGTAAGCAGCATTATATTCAGCAGCATGTGCAACAGGATTGAATCCTTCAGTGAATCCATCAACACCTTTATAAGACTTCAGGAAATCATTCTTAAAGTAATCTGGAGTAGAGTCGAAAGCATCTTGTGCTTCTTTAGCTCTGTCCAAAGTTTCTTTGAAGGTATTGTTATCCTGACCTTTATCACGCTTCATTGCAGTAACATAGTCACCAAAAGCTTGTTTAAAGTTGTTGATAGGAGTCAGTTCTTCACGAATCGCTGAACCATAACTACCTGCTTCTGTAGCACGTTCACCATAAGAGTTGTTTAACTTCTCAACCATACGGTCAACATTGTTCTTAGCAGAGTCAAGACTTGTAGTTACATCACCAACTAAAGATTTACCGCCACGTTCAATCTCATCACGAGTGACAGCCATTTTACCAGCGTCAGTTTTATTCGTAACAAAAGGAATCATAGTGTTAGTCGCTGAATCTCTGTGAGCATCCATTGATTTAACAATGTCATCCTGAGTCTTACCGAAAGCAGCCATACCGTCAGCATCATTAGCCAGACGGCTATCTAACAGAGGTACGCCACGGTCAGCAAGAATCTGACTACCACGAACAGCGTTGTACTGACCAGCAGTAGAATAAGCATTAACCAAATCATCACTAGATTTTGCATTAGCAACAATCTCAGCTTGGTCTGCAATGTTTCTCTGCGAGTTAGGGTTCATATTGTTCACTACATCTTGAGCAGCTTTACCACCACGAGTCAGGAGATTAGAAGCAGCACCGAAGGCACCACCGAATGCAGCACCAGCCGCAGCCTCTTCCAAAGACCCACCAATAATATCCCCAACATCTGCGTTAGGGTTGTCGTTAGCTTCTCTAGCAGCACCAGTAGCTAAACCACCGCCAGCACCCACCAAAGCATTTCTTCCTGCATCTCTAGCCACATCCATAGAACGACCAATCAAACCTTCAGCAGCACGACCACCTGCACCCGGCAGTAATGAGTTAGCTAAGAAAGTAGCACCACCCACGTTAACTGCATCGGTAAGATTCTCTTGTCCATCTTTCTGATTAGCATAGGCATTACCCATCTCACGAGCAGCAATACCCGGAATAGCAACACCCGGAGCAGCAATCATAGCTCCAACATCACCAACGATACGTCCACCAAACTCACCTACAGATCTAGCGGAATCGCTTTGAATCTCTGCCTGACGTTTCTTATACAGAGTGTCAGAGTTTTGTTCCATTCTTCTGCCATAAGTAGAAAGAGAGCTAGGCTCCATTCCTAATGCAGCATTAGCAGCTCTATCACCCATCTGCACTAGACCAGCAACACCTCTTGCCACATCGTGGCTTACTGTGTTAGCACCGGACTGAACAGCATCCCCTAAAAAACTGCCTAGTTGACGAAGAGAAGATTCATCAGAACGAGCTTGGGGGATTACTCCCCCTGCGTTCTTATATTTGACTTCCATCTCTGCTTTCTGATCATCACTAGCATTTTGATAGAGAGGGGATGCAGCAATTTCACCCCAATCTTTTAAAGAAGCCATTAGCTCCCTCCTTATTACTTAGTATTTAACATCCAAGAATCATCTCCACCTGACAAAGCACCTTGTTTCTTAGGAGTGTTAGGACCACTACCTGTACCGAAACCAAGTGAAACAGATGAAGTGATTAAGCGTCTAGCTTTATCTTCTGGCATACCAGCCTCAATAAGTCTCTGAACAGAAATGTCCATACGTTTATTAAGTTCATCATGCTCAGCACCTTGAGCCAGCTTAATCTGATCTTTCATGAAAGCTAACCCTGCTCTTGTAGGACCGAAGCCACCTTGCAGGGAAACTTGGTTAGCCTTTCTAGTAAGGAATGCTGGAGATTCTGTAAGAGCATCACGACGTTCATGGTCAAGCATACCTTGTGAACCAAGAGTACCACGAGCCAATTCATCCTGTGCTTCACGATATGCAGCAGCAGCTTTACTATAGTCACCTGCATCCAGAGCATCTTGAGCTTGCTGGATAAGACGTTCACCTTTATTAAAGGCCATCATCTTAGTAGCATTCTGGTTGATTGCAGTTCTGAATTGTGCGGTGATTGGACTAACTTGACGAGCTGTTAAACCACCGTAGATATCATTACTATCATCTTCAGACTTCTTCTTATCTTTATAATCCAGAACAGCAAGCTGTCTCTTAAGGATTCTATCGGAAGAAGCTTCTTGAGAATCAATCTGACGTTGTTGTCTATCAATCGCCCACTTATTATCTCTCTCAGCTCTAGCCTGCTCTTGCTGACTTGTTACATCATTACGAGCTTGCCAGATGTTGTTCTCAGCAGCCAAACGATCTTCATCGGACATACGTTTCTGTTTCAGAAGAGTTGGATCACCAGAGGCAGTTGCAGCAGCAATACTATCAGGAGTATACATCTGCATTAAATATTCTCTGTTACCTTTCAACTGTTCTTTCATATCAGCGTTAGTCATTGCTTGAGAGCCAGCTTGGAATGCTTGCATTGGATTAGCACCAGACATAATTGCCAAACCAACATTCATCATCCCTGTATAGAAGTTAGAGTCTTTATAGAAAGGGTCTTTCTTAACTTCCTGCCAAGCAGCTTTAGGATCTTTTGCTTGAGCAATAGAAGTCATATCACCTTTAATTCTCTGAGCATCTAAGTTCTGAGATTCAGCAGACATTCCATTAGCTGGAGTACGTGCTTGGAAACCTAGGTCTACACCGTTTAAACCAGCCTGTACAGCATTCTGTGAGAACTGTGTAACATCATTGGTTGGGTTCTGAGAAATCTCTTTAGGAGCGGATGTAGGAAGTAATCCAGCCTGTCCCATAGTTTGTTCATCTTGAAAAACTTCTGGACCCGGTTGAGCACCGTTAGGTTGATCTTGAGGAGCACCAGCTTGAATACCTGCAAGACTACCAGCACCAGTGATTTGACTCAGAAGAGAATTAACATCAATCCCTTGAGGAGCCATAGGCTGTTGTGGTTGTTGAGGGTTGATATCATAATCAGGTCTAGTGATGTTTTGATTATCTTGTTGAGCCTGATTTGCAAGTGATGCTACGTCCATACCCCCTTGCTGAACACCCGGTTGGGTAGCAGCATAAGCGTCAGGAGTCATCCCCCTAGACGCTTTCATGTAATCCGCAAGCTGAGCCATGTTCACTCTGTTACGAGCAGGCTGACTAGCCATTGGATTATATGGGGTAGGTTGAGCAAAGCTAACCGGACTTTGCCCGGTTCTTTGTGAATAAATCGTATCCATTATAACCCCTTATGAAGAAGACAGCGCACCAATAACACCACCTGCCATAGCACCATAAGGTCCAAAGGCAGAACCAGCAGCAGCACCTGACATAGCACCACCCAACATTCCCGTACCACCACCAGAAGATGTAGTAGTGGTTGTCATACCCTGAGCACCATTCAACACTGAAGCTGCATTAAGCATATTCTGAATCTGTGTCCAATCGTAGTTCTGGTTGTTGATGGCATTGTTATAGTTCATGTTGTTTTGGTTCTGTGTGTTAGCTTGCATCTGATTACCAGCAGCAAGAGCATTCTGGTTTGCAGAGTTAGCGAACTGAGCGCCTGTACCAGCCAAGCCAGCCATATTAGAACCGTTCTGAGCTAAAGCGCCTAGAGCGTTATATTGCTGTTGTCTGTTACCAGAGAGAATACTATTAGCTTGACCAACAGCATTCTGATAGGCTGAGTTTGTAAGATTCGATGCATCATTCTGCATTTGAGAAAGAGCCGCTGTCTTAGCATTATCCTTAGCCATTCTTGAAGCACTACCGCCACCACCGCCCTGCATAGTCTGTTGTGCGATATTGGTTAACTGATTCTCTGCAAGGTTCTGCTTTGTGCCATAGTTAGTAGCATCAATAGCAGCTTGTACAGAATCGTTGTCGTATAGTTGACCGGCTAGGTTATTAATCTGGTCAGATGTAATACCACCATTACCAGCCAAGTTCTGAAGCTGTGAATAAGCACTATCTAAAGTACTCAAACCAGTTTGGCCCCCTGAGATCAATTGACTTGATAGGGAGTTTAGTTGGTCTGAATTGATAAGCTGATTCAGAGCGTCCTGTTGAGTTTGATTAAGTCCAGCAAATTGTTGATTAACATAACTACCGTTAGTAGTGTTGTTAGTCTGATTCATCAAGGAATCAATCATGCTTTGGATATAATCAGGTCTGGTAGTCTTACTCTTCTGAGCAGAATTACCTCCACCAAATAAGCCCATGTTGCCTCCTTATGATGAGAACCAATTAGTCAAACCGTTCAATGCACCAGTACCACCGTTGTTATACCACTGGTTAGTGTATTGCTGTTGACCTTTGCTGTTAAGAATAGCGTTACCACCATTATCTGCTAAGACATTACCCGCACCAGTAAATCCACCAAGACTTCCGTAAGTACCGAGAGCAGAGATACCTGCACCGAGTAATTGCTGACCTTGTGACATACCGGGGGTAACTCCAGTAGTTGTGTAACCCGCCATTGGACTTAATGAATTAAGTACATTGAGTTTGTTATTGAGCTGGTTCCAGTCAAACTGCTGAGCACCCAAAGCATTCTGCCAATCGTTGTTGTATTCATTCTGAGTCTGAGCCTGTTGCTGATTACCAGCACCAAGAGCATTCATCATGGCAGTCTGATTAAGAGCAGCAGACTGATTACCGAGACCAATATTGGAATTAGCAATATTACCAAGTAAGTTAGCAGCTCCAAGCTGAGCAGAATTATTTCCCTGAAGAACATTAGCACCCATAGCATTCAAAGATTGTTGTCTACTATTATTAGTAAGAGCAGCAATGTTGTTTGCCCCTGTCTTATTAGCTGCACGAACAGCCGCACCACCACCTAGACTCGCAGCAGCATTACCTGCACTGGTTCCTTGATTGATGGCAGTCTGATTGAGTTTATTACCCAACATGCTGCTAGTGAAATCATTTACATTCTGACCAGTGACAGGACTGTTAGCAAGATTCTGTAGCATGGAATTAACATCACCATACTGATTGATACCTTGCTGAGTTCTATCTCCGTACATACCAGCCACTTGATTAAGAGCAGTGTTATTAGTCAGAGCATCTAAAGCACCTTGCTGAGTTGAATTAAAACCAGCTAAGTCATGATTGATATAACTACCAACGTCCATCTGATTGGTCATTGTTGCAATTTGTTTTAACAGATTAGCAACGTTATCAGAAGGTTTTACGCTGGTCTTAGTTGTGGTTGCCCCACCGAAAAGAGCCATAAGTCCTCCTATTATTTATTCCAAGTAGGAGCACCGATACTTCCCAAAAGTCTCATGACTTGATTGGTATCGTTATTCCATCCTGACGCACCTCTACCAATACCATTATTGTAACTAACAGTTTTTGATTTAGGTTGTTGATTTGCCAGCATAGATAATGCGGCTAATGCAGCGTTACCCCATTGTGTATTATCAGATTGATCTGTAGGAGCATTCTCTGAAACAATAGGGAGAGCAGAACCCATCTGAGACTCAGCTTGATTGGGAGCCTGAGCAGCTACAGTTCTATCCAGCAAAGCAGGACTAAACTGATCGGCAGGTTTCCTTGAAGCTAGAGCAGCAACAGGGTTTAGTACATCATCAATATTCTCTGCTGTTGAATACTGAGATGGTGTGTTAGAAGAAAGGTAATTACGGAAGTTAGGATGCCTAACATATTTCCAACCCTCTTCAGGCATTTCTCTTTTACCAGAAAGAATCTGTCTTGCACCTGCTGTACCTTGGTTGTATCCGAGTAATGCTTTAGGGACATTACCTTGAAAACTTCTAAGATTGTCAGCGAGGTATCTTGCACCCATTTCAATATTCTTTGCAGGATCATATCTATCTTTTGGGTCATAACCGTAATCTTTGGCAACAGCTCTGCTGACTTGCATTAAGCCAACAGGACCAGTACCCGATTCCGCATTAGGATTACCACTAGACTCTGTTTGGATAACAGATGTGATTAGATCAGCAGGAATACCGTAACGAGCTGAAGCATCTTTGATAAGTGCTCCGTAGTTTGCTTGAATGGTCATCTAGCGTCTCCTATTAAACGTCTATATATTATTCATCCTTTCCACTGTAATATAGTTCCAAATCAGAAGTAATCAGCAGCATCAAGACAGGCTAGGTTATAACCAATCTGTCCCATTACAGGATAGTTCTGATAGTAGATCATTCCATTGGCAGGTTTAGCTCTATATGTAGAAACTGAGTTGCCGGACATAAGCAATCCTGAGTACATACAAACTCGTTTTGGATAAGTTTCTGCGGTTGTATAATCTCCACATTGGAAACCATAAGAACCTAAAGGAACCATAGGTAAAGCAACATTACCACTTGCACCTACCCACTGGATTTTAGCTCCCTGACTTGTTGAGTTTTCTAGGTAGTAAGGGAAACCAAAGTAACCACCTCTCCAGATAACAGGTGGATATTTACTTGAGTATGTGATTACACCACTGGCATTTCTAATTAGAATACCATAACCACTATCAGGCGGAGCAGGAGAGAATCCTGTAGAAACAATAACAATCTGAATGTTGTCAACTTGTCCACCAATCTGAGAACCACTTGCACTACCAAAAGCTGTATAGGTTCTAATCTGATTAGTCTCTCTATCATGGTACAGCGGAGTAGCTGTGTTATTCCATCTAGCAAAAACAACACAAGTAGATCTATTAGGAATCCAATCAGGAATAGTCCAAGTACCAGCAACGCTGATAACACCTCTCCAAGTTACATAACCAAACCGACTAACATCTGTAAGAGCTAAGAAGTTAGCCGAGTCATACATAGCAATCCCATAGGATTCCATATTCTGATTAGCACCGGGAATTTCAAATAAACTAATATCAGCAATACTCACATAAGGTTCTCTAAAAGCTGTTCCTTGATAAAACTGAACATTCATGTTATTACCTGAAACAGTAATACCTCTTAACAGGTTAGCTCTTGTAGGGTTATTACTGCTATCAATCCAAGCAGTCTTAGTAGGGATAGCTACTGCAACACCGCCAGTCGTTACAGCATTAATAGGAACATTCACGCTAGTGTTTCCGGTAGCGTTAGCTCCTGCTACATTATAGTTTCCTAAGAATCCTAAAACCCTAGATGATGTGCTAATATCAACAGCCTTATTATTGTCATCGGGTCTAACCATAAATCCATAAGCCATTAAGAAACCCTCCCCACTTGCACCCTAACAGTTCCCGCAGCATCTGTTACAGTCAAACCATTACCATTCAAATATACCCTACCCGAACCGTCAGCATTACCCATCTGGAATCCACCATCCTTTCCAATATACCAACCAACAACACCGTTCCAGTTATCAGAAGAGATAGCACCAGAGATCTTAGCATTGGTGATTGCACCATTCTGAATCTTAGCGTTAGTAATCTGACCATCCTGAATCTTAGCATTAGTAATTGAACCATCAATAATAGAAGCAGCTTTGATGTAAGTTGTACCACCACTGATTTGGAAAGGGGTTGATGCAGTTTGCCCACCATCTGTAAAGATGATGTTATTAGCATTGACAGTAAAGGCAGTATAAGAACCGTTGTTATAAAAACCAACCCCGCCTTGTAACCCACCGACATTAGTCTTAACATCCCACTGAGCACTATACTTCCCATCAACAGTCTGAGCAGTAGTCAGAGCCTGTGTTGCAGTTGCCTGAGCATTACTTACCCTTCCAGAGATAGTTTGAATCGAACCATTGATATCTGTAATCTCACCAATGATCTGACTGATACTACCAGAGTTGGTTACAACCTGAGTAATGACACCATCAATTCTAGTGTTAGTAGAAACGATCTCACCCTGAATAGTTGTAATCTTACCGTTGGCTGCATTGACTGTAGTTTGGATACCTTCAAGAGTTCCGTCCAGAGTTGAACCATCTGGCATAATGATATCATCTACAGTGATACCTTTACCGAGTTCAACTTTGACATTACCTAATTCAAGCCAGACTTTATCCATAGCATCATTGGTCTGAAGATTCAAAGCTTGCAAAGCCCTTGTTCTTTCTTCTACCTCTTTATTGATATCGTCAATCGCTTTAAACATTTGATTAGTTGATGTACTGATCTTATTCAACTCATCGTAAACTGCAACGTTATATTTATCACTGTCAGTTTCATTAAGAAAACCTACAGCATATGGCTGAGTGGTATTACTTCTTAATGTCTGACGTCTGTTACCATTAGCTCCCATAGAACCTCCATAAAAGAAAGGAGGGCAAAGCCCTCCAGTTCTTATCTACGTCCACCAACCACATATTCAATAACCAAGCTATTAACTGCAAGATTAGAATCCACGTCTCTATCATAGATTTCATAATAAAGGTAAGGGTGATTTAACCTCACATTAACCTGTCTTGTCTTACCTGCAATGTAGTCTCTTGTTGAGTGGTTGTGTCCCTTCTCGTTTGAGTATTGAGTACCTCCAGCAGTAAACTGAATTGTACCTCTACCAGTTACTTGAGGGTTAAACACATTGACATGTTTCTGATTCCATTCATCTGTTAGATTATCAAAATCAATTCCATATCTCTCCACCCACATTTCCAGAGGGACTTCTTTTACCACATCAGGTTCATCAGGATTCCACAAGTGATTGTAGGCTCCAATGTCTACCTGATAAAAACCTTTAGCAGCAGAAGCAACAACAGTAATCCTTTGATGGAAGTTACTGGTATCTTTTTGCCAAGGAGTTTGTTTAGCAATATCACTGTCCCAACTTACTTCTGCATAATCTTCCCAAGTAGCAGACTTCTCTAGAATAGGAGGATCAATCAAAGCAATGTCGTAGCTATAAGGAATGTCACAGAATGACCAAGTATCAAACTCATAATTCCAAATAGCAGCTTTGTTACAAGCCCAGCTTTGCTTATCCGAACCCGGAGCTACATAAGTAATCCACACTTCCTTTTTATCAGAGTGCAAATGAACCTTAGTTGCTGATGGGTTAATCTGGCTAATCTCGTTGATGATTTTATTCTTCACTCTGTTAGATGCAATAGACTTCTTGGTTGCACCGTTGTGTAGGATAATATCATTCTGAGTTACTACCAGATGGCTACCTTCAACTTCAGTAACACATTCAGGAGCAAGGATACCAGAATCATTGAACAGCTTCTTAAACTGGAACGGTTGATAGGCGTTCATAGTTGGTGTACCAACATATGTCTCAAACTCAGTATAGACAAACAGATAGTCCTTGAGTGGGAGCATATCAATTAATCCACCGTTAGAGTCAGCCAAGTCAATGTAACCAGCGTAACCATTCTGCAAAGCTTCGATAGTACCTTCAGTTGATGCTGTACTATCAGGATCTCTCAAGTCTGCAAAGTCATCCCAAAGGAAAGGAGCAGCATTCTCTTCAGCAAAGTTAGACCAGCGAAGTCTTAACGGATAATGAGTAGAAGCACCAGAGGTATTAGTCTCTGTCATATTAAGAGCAAACAACCTGTTGTTAAAAGCTCTGAGTCTTTCAGCAAACCAAGTGTAGTTCTTAACAGAGATGTTACCTGCATCATCTACTTCAGTCTGATCACCCCATCCCGGAAGGTCTGTAAAGTATTGACTAGAATACTCTTTAACCTGTGGGACATGTCTAGCACAAGTAGCAACAGCGCAGTTAGAAATTACTGTATGATACCAAGTACTATCAGGAGAAGCTGCGTAGCTTTCTTGACGAGTATCATAAACAGTAACAGTCACTGTCACGTTACCTTTCTTAAGTGCTGTGATATCCAGAGTAGGTTTGGTTGAAGTGGTATAAGAGATAATACCATCTCGGTTAACTGCCCACTTATACTGCAAGTTAGGAACATCGGCTGGAGTGACTACCGCAGTTAATGTTTCTTTATCACCAACTTCTAAGCTCAGGTTGTTTTTATCAATCTTCACAGAAGTAACAACAGGAGTTGCTGCAAGTGCAAACATTGCAAACCTAGCTTGTGTAGTGATACCTGCTGCACGAACAGTGAAGTTACAAGTCGCTGTACTTCCACCTTCCTCAGCAGTTGCCATAACTTGAGCAACACCAACTTTGAGGTAACGCAATGTCACAGTAGTTCCGCTTCCTACAATCTGTACAACATCATTACCAACAGGAACTGACCATTGAATACCAGTCTTTCCAGTGTTGGCTGGATAGAAACCAACAGTTAAAGTATCAGTGGTAACATTGACATTGGTTGTAACCTGAGATTTATCTAAGAAGATATAATCAACAGCAGAAATAACCTGTACCGCACACTCAGCTCTAAGGGTAGGAGTGTTAGTCATGAATACACTAATGGTACATGCACCACGTCTTAACGTTCTCACAGTAACCTGTAGAGGGTTATTAGGGTTAACAGTAATAGTAGCAACTGATAGATCACTAGATACCCAAGTAACAGCTTGATCAGCAGGGTTAGCTGGATTGAAAGATACTGTCAGTGTGTTGCTATCACCATTACGAATCTGTAACTGAGACTTATCCAGATAGATAGAATCTACGTTAGGAGTGATGTTAACAACCACGGTATCCCAATAAGCTTGGTCCAGAGTTGCAACACGAACAGTTACGTTACCAGTATAAGTGCTATTAGCTTTTACTGTAGCCCTTAATGGGTCATTAGGATTCGGTGTGATAGTCGCATAACTTTCATTACTCACTGTCCAAATAGTGTTTACATTCTTAACACCATCAGGAGTAACTTTAGCAACTACCTCAAATTCTTCTCCAAGCTTAATCTGAATGAAACTTTGTTCAATAGACAACCCACCAATGACAGGAGTTACTGTCAGAGATGCAGTAGCAGAATGGCTTTTATAAGGAGTGAACTTATTGACTTTAGTCAGTTGGTTATTGTCTAGTTTATATAAGTTCTCAGAAGTACCTACAATATTAAAACTGTTTCCACCACTGTAAAAGTCGAAAGGTAGTGGTAGAATAGAAAGAGGAACAATCTCTTTATCTTCTGGAACAAAGGAGCTAGGGGCATTGCCTCCAATCTTAAGTACACGACCATCTACAAATCGCGCATTAAGCGCGTCTGTAAATCCATTAGGTGGTAAGTCGGTAGCTGAGATATCGGCAACAACCCCTACAGCACCCAAATTTTTAATTTGAAACTGAGCCATAGAGGTTGCTCCTTATATTACGAAGTTCGTTTCCAAATGTTTGTTACTGCATATGGAGGCATAACATCCAGTGGTGCTTGGTTCTCAATTGCAGTACCTAAACGAAGAACACCTTGCAGTCCGTGAGTATGATTACCAGCAGCATCTGTATAGTTAGTCACTGCTGAACCAGTGCTACCAAATACATCACCATTGGTATCATCAATACTGATTCTATAACGTCTCATGGTTAATGAGTGAGTATGGTTTCCAGATGCTGTCATCGAGATACCATTGTTAGAGAAGTCAGAAGTCAGAAGAGGTACGTTTCCAACAGTAATCTGTTTAGAGAAACTACCACCACGCTCACCAACGGTAAAGGTTCTTGCAGATTGGTTAGGAATAGAGCCAGTAGGCTGTACAACACCAGAACCCATCAGCATACCTGTGATTCTAGTCCAAGTACCAAAGCCAAACACATCAGCAGGGTTGACATTACTATCAGTCATCCAGTAACAACCTACCGGGTACATTGCTTTAGTTGCAGTGGTAATCAAATCTTTAACTTGCTGTAGAATAACAAAGTCATTGTTTGATGTACCAGCTACACCATTCTTAATCTTCACGTCTTGCAAATCAATGATAGGTACATCAGCACCATTCACTGTTTCAGTAGTAAAGGACATATAAGAAGGAATCTGATTGAGTACAGAAAACTCTGTAGTCATTGGGGTGTTAGATGTAGGAAACGTGTTCTTTAAAACCTGTTTAATAAGTTTTAAGTGGTCGTCACCTTCAGAGATATAATCTCCGGGAAATGGGTATTGTGGATTTAGATCATTCACAACTACCGCAGTGGTCTCAATTGCCATGTTTTAATCTCCTAGTATTGGCCTTTGTCGAACAAGGCTTTATCGGCAGTACGTCTGTTCACGAGTCCGGGGGACGTTACTTTTTTACCCTTCACAGTAACTTTAGTCCATTTCATAAACCAGTTAGACGCTGCCGGATAGTTGCCTTTATTCAATTCTTTAACCATAGTCGAACCACAGAAAGCATAGTTACCAATGTTAAAGGCAAAAGAAGTTAGGGCATCAAACTGATATTGATACAAGGGGACGTAAACGCATTTTTGAACAGCTTTGCTGTGGTTAGAAATATCTCGGCTAAGTAAGCTAAGACAAGTTTGTGGATCATATCTCAGACCTCTCTTTACTGGTTGATCATTTACATCTAAGATTGCTCCAGTACAAATAGTCCATACACCACCTACATCTTGGTACGCTACGGGAGCGTTACCCTCCTTCTTCATGAGATAAACTACTCCTTGATCGCTCATCTCCATCTGAGAAGGAGGCAGTGCTTCAGCTAGCATAAAACCTCCTATTATTTAATCCTCTACTACTTCCGTGTAGGTTGAGCACTGTAATGTGGTCGCCGTGCCCTTTTTATAACTTACACAACCAAAGGTGGTGCTGTTAGTTTCAACAGTGTATCTTCCATTCCGCTCCAGCGTAACTTTGATTGTAGTGTGCGTACAACCGACTAGCACAAAAGAAAATACAATAAGAAGCAAGCACCAGATAAACTGGTGAAGCTTCCTCATTATTCTTCAGCACTGGTAGACTGAATAATTTTAGCGAGTTTAACAGCATCTTCACCTGAACAAGAGATAACTAAACTCTTGCCAACTTTGGCGGCAGCACACCCTTTACCAAAGCTTGATGCAGATGCTTGACCTGCTTGGTTAGTATAAGACTTAGATGAACTACAACCAACCATAAGTACACTTGCAATTGCCACGATAATTAAACCTTTCATATTTATCTCCTATAGTTTTAAAAGGGAGTTGCCTCCCTCTAGTATTATGGCTTTGCGGGCCAGTTAATATTAGGGGCATCGGTTAGATCAAGTCTGTTCAACGCCACGCGGTAGCTCATCAAAGATTTCAGACGAGCCTCTTCATCCTCAGTAGCATCACCTAGAGTGACCGCATCTTGCAAAGGTGCAATATCCACAGTTGCTTCTGCAATCAATCTAGCTTTTTCTAAAGAGGCGAGATTTACATAATCTGGTTCTGGAAGTTTCTCAACTCTCGGACCGTCTTCATCAAACACCCCATAGAAACCTTCAGGTGGATTGAAGAATAAATCGTAATCATCTTTACTAATAGCTTTAAGATCATCAGGAAGAATACCAGAGGACTTATAGCCCTCCATATTACTTTCAGGGTAAAACCCTTTAGTGTTAACACTATAAAACATTTTCATATAGTAGCTCCTAAATTAAGCAGTAACAAACCCTGTCGCAAGCCAGTTGATACGGGTAGCACTGGTGTTAGGCGTACCATCCATCTTTCTACATCTAACATCAAAGGAAGGTGCATCAGTTCTTCTGGTTGATACGTTTCCAGTGAATGCATCAAAGTCTCCACTAGAAGCCACAACAGAACCAAGGACTGTAAAGGTTTCTGGATAACTAATGGTTGCGTCTCCATTACTGTTAGGAGAAACTACAGTAGCACCAGCCTGAATTACAAAGTAACCTCCGGCCATAGGTAGACGACACTTAACACCACTAACAGCGGTAAAGCCCATATTGGATGCGGTAGTTCTGGCTGATGCTGTGCTATTCCAAGAAAGAGCATTGATACCAATAAGAGAGTGGTTGTTTAAGAAAGAGTCACCGTTAGCCACAAAGCCGCCATCAGGACCAACTAAGAACTCGTTTGTTCCACCATCAACAGCAATGGAAGCATACTTAGTTCCTCCGATAGTCTCTTTAGAACGAAGTCTAGCAACAGTTCTATCAACACCCGCTACCTGATAAACAGACCTGATATCACCACCATAAACAATAGTGTTATTCGCAGGAAGTTCAGCATCACCAGTGATAACATTGAAATTAGTGTTTGATGCACTGAATTTACCATTTACTCTGATAATCCAAATACCTGCTGCAAAGTTAGGACGAACTTCAGTAGCTCCGTTGGTATACACACTACTTGATTTACTAGCATCAATTTGAACACCCGATGGAGCTGAAACAGTGTTAAACCCAGGTACAGAACTCAGTACATTACTCGGACTATCAATTGGAGATAATGCACCTGTTGCACTTGGCCCTGTTGGCAAGAAGAACTGGCCTGCTACAACAGTGGTTAACGTACCGGCAATATTTGGGGCCACAGATCTACCAGTAGAACCGACACCGCCACTTAAGCCTTGATCACCACGAAGGAAAAGTGCTCTAACAGAAGGAACTCCTGAAGTAATCGCACCATTAAGATCTGGCATACGGAAAGTGGTTGTACCGTTACCGGTAGAATACTTAGCCCTGCCATCTGCATCAGCCAACCAAGCAGTATCCGTAACAGATACAAACAAGCCTGAGTTGATCGCATTCCAAATATCAGGATAATCAGCACGATTTAAAACCTGACCATCAGCAGCTAAGTGACCTGAAGGTAATTTAGCACGAGAACCATTAAACCATTCAACAGCACCTAAGAAGTTATTCATAACTCCAGACATGCTAGCACCACCTGAACCACCAGAAGCAGCTACTAGTTGCTTCAGGGTAACAGCGTCGTAGTCAGAAGCAGCATCACCACCAAGACGGAGTGGACCAGACAGTGCAGTCAATGCTGTAATATCTGAGTTAACCCCTTTAGCAGCTTTACCGTTTAAAGAGGTGTTGATAGTTGTAATGCTTCCGTTAATACTAGATACTGTAGTCTTAAGGTTAGTGATATCACCAGTGTTAGTCGTCACCTGCGTTTCAAGAGAACCTACACGCTGATTATAATTAGTAATCTGCACATACTTCCCTGTTAAATCTACACTCCCGCCTTCGCCATCAACAGTAAAGACGCCCGATACAGCAGCGTCCCTGTTTACTACGACGTAAGGCATGAGAGCGCCCGATTTGGGCATAAACTCTCTAGCCATTTAAATCTCCTTATTAAGTAAGACTACGCATTTTATAGGTAATCTTATCCTTGGTTTTATTCTCATCAGCAGTTGATGTGTTCATTCCAGCAATGATAGTATCCAGAGCAGTTTTAGCAGATTCAGGATCTTCCAAAGCCAATCTTAACAGTTTAACAAGAGACTTAGTAGCCTCAATATTCAGAGCTGAAATACCTGCATAATCCAGAGCTTTAGGATCACCTACTACATCGCCATTAGAAAGAACTAAAGTTCCGCTAGAAACACTGACTGACTCAGGTAATACCTTCTCAACATCTTGCACAACTACCCCATTCTTACGTTCACCGTTTAAGTCATAAGACATACCTCTAAGAGATACTAACTTATTCAGAGGATCACTTAAGAACTTCTTGTTGAACTTCAAACGAGAATCAGAAGTTGGGTTGAAGCTTGCAGCATAACAAGAACCATTGGATCTAGCTTCAAAGCTTGCTGTGTTGTTCTGTACAACCCTAAAAGCATGGTATTGATTATTCAACAGCCAATACTGAAGTTGCACCGTGTAGTTGGTATCAATCGAATAGAGAGAAATAGTGTTGGATACGTTCCCACTTCCATCAGTAATAGGTCTTGTCAGGCTTAATCCACCCTTAAGATCAATATCACCATTAACAAGACCACCAGTTTTATTATTAACAGTGTCTAAGCGAGCATCATTACCAGCAGCAACAGTTCCTGAAGTAGTGCCTACATCCAAGACAGCAGCACCTTTAAGACCTAAATTGGTTCTAGCAGAAGACGCAGTTGTAGCACCTGTACCACCTTGAGAAACACTTAATGCAGTAGTCAATCCAGACAGAGAAGTAATATCAGTGTTAGCACCTTTATTAGCTTTATTCGCTGTTGCATTATTAATTGCAATAGTTGTATCAGAGGTTTTCGCATAAGAAGAAAGGTCTAAGAAGACATTACCTGTGGTATCGTTAGGAAGAACACCGTTGACAGAAACAACGTAAGGAATCTGAACACTTACACCACCTTTTTGATCAGTAGCATTAGGTGTACGAATAGCTTCACCCTGCCATTTAGGAACTCTGAAAGTGGTTGTTCCGTTACCGGTGGAGAAGCAGTTAGTTCTACCAGCTTGCCATTCAGCTTCAGTCACACTTGGAATAAGCTCTTGTTCAATAGTAGCCCACAAATCTGGATAGTCAGCTCTATTATATTCATTACCATTTTGAGGAAGCAGTCCGGGATAACTAACACCTTTTTCTGGATCATATTGAAAGAATACAGTTTCACCTAACCACAGAGATGGATTTCCACTAGGAAGTGTAATCTGTACGTTACCATCAACATCTGGTTGAATATTGTTTACAGACTTAAGACGTTTCTCTGTAGAGTTTAAGGTGAGTTCTTTATTGTCTAAAGTACCTGTAATGTCATACCAAGTATAAACAGAAGTACCTTCATCCCAAACAAGAACTTTATCACCAAGAGTTCTATCAGGCAGGTCGGCCTCAGCATCTGCTTTAGTTTTATAAAGCTTAGCAAAACCATCAATAGTTTCTTTGCCCGGAATACCTGCTACAATCTCAGCAGCTCTATCAGCTTCACTCTTGGCTCTGTCAGCTTGTGTTGATGCATCAGATACGGCAGCTTCAGCTTCAGCTACATGAGTCTCTGCTTCGTCAGCAAAACCATCAGCTTCATCTCTAAAACCTTGTGCCTGAGTTGCAGCATTATTAGCAGCAACAGAGTATTGTTGAGCAGTCTGACTGAAACCTTGAGATGCCTGAGCAGAAGTTCTTGCGTCACTTGCATAACCCTGAGCAGCAGCAATAATACCCGCAGTATCCTGAATAGCTTGCTGAGCTTTTGCAATTGCTTCATTGGCAATAGCCTCTGCTGCTGTTACACGAGTTTCAAGTTCTTCAACATCAGTTTCAATATCTTTAACACTATCAAGAATCTCTCTAGCTTCTGCTAAAACTTCTTCTGCTCTGTTTAAGAGGTTATCAGCATCTACGATAGCTTCAGCAGCTTGAATAGCATAAAGTCTAGCATCCTCCGCGTATTCAGCCGCCTGTTTATACCGAATAATGTTCGTATTATCAGCACCAAACTGACCTACATTATTCTCACCTACATCAAATAATCCCATTGATTATCTCCTTAAAGATAGGGGGCCGAAACCCCCAATTTAACTTAACCAGCGCTGACTTTATCAGAAAGAGCTTTAATCTGTTTTGCCTGATCCTGAATGATTGCATAAAGTTCTTTAATAGCCTCTGTATGATATGCTGCTGCCACGCCAGAAGTGTTTAAGGACATTACATCATCGACAACCGTTCCATCTGCATAAGAGTGTTTACCTAAGTTTGAAACGGCATCAGGGCAAGTTTTATAAACATCTTGCGCTACTAATCCGATACCAAAGATCTTATTATCTTTATCATCATCTTTCGCTGGTTTATAATTCCAAGTAGCTCCTCTCCAAGACAATACGGCATCTAAAGCACCATCCACAGTTTTTAAATCATTCTTAATTCGCTCATCTGAACTATTATTCCAACTGCCTCCAACAGCAGTAGCGTTACCATTGGCTTCAAAATTCCAAGTCTTACTAACGCCAGCCCAATTTCTATAGGCAATACAAGCAAAATCTGTTGTGCCAATAGTGGCTCTAGCATCAAGAGAGACTAAAGATGATCCGTTAGAAGCTCCGGTATGTACAAGCCTAGAACCAATTTGACCACCTACAGCAACTTGCCCAATGGCGGTAGAAGATCTCTCTGGGCCAGCTACAATAAAATTGTCATTATAGATTAATTGCTCTCCATACCAAAGACCATCCAAAGAAGTAAACTTCAAAGGTCTTCTTGATTGATATGACAGAGGGTTAATCCAAAAATCAGCTCCAGATGGGTTGTAAATACCATTAGTTGTTGTGCCTGCTTTAAGAATGATAGTACCTTTATTACTGGAGGTTGAATTTACCATTAAATAAAATACAGAACCATCAGGGTAGGTAGTTGGTAAATTACTGATTGTTACAAGACCGTCAGTATCATTGGTATAATAAGTAACTCCCGGAACAGGTTTCCAAGATATTGGAGAGATAGTAGGGTTAACAGTGAAATTACCTGTACCTGTACCACCCGCATCTGTAGTTAACCTTACCAACATTGAGGGGTTCCCAGAAACATTGGATGTTGATAGTGAATTTAGATGCGCAATTGCTAACGTTGGATTATCAAAATTTGATAAATTAAGAATTGTTCCATGTCTCATCTTACCTTCCAGTCCAATTTTACCAACAGACCCATAGGTAGAAAAATCAGTCGTGTCAATATAATGACAATGATAATCTGTTGCATAATAGTCAGCAAAGATTCTAATAGATCCATTAGGTAATTCAACAGCACACGGACCTTCTGCATCTTGGGTAAAAGGAACAGTTCCTACAGAGGTAAAAGCTCCAGTAAAAGATGAAGAGGAATAGACTTTAATTGTTTTTAGATTCTCATCTTTAATTAGGCAGTAATATGTAGACCCTGCTGATTTCTTAAAGATAGAGGGATCAATTACATTTGTCGTAATTGGCAAGTTGAGGGCTACAGGGCTACCAAAAGTAAGAGCATCAATATCAGAGCACAACGAATAAAAGGGTTTGAATGCAGCAATCGTATTGCTATTCTTATCAGTGGAGTCATTGTAATATCTAAAGCTTGCTAACAGATAAACTTTATCTCCATCAATCACCCATTCTGGTGCCCAGATTTTATCTGTAGGAACCTGACCTCCCGGAAGAGTTGTTCCTGTTACAGCAGATGTTCCATACTTGATTCTCACAGACTCCCAACTTGAAAGATCTCTAGATCTCCAGATTACCGAATCGTAAGTATTAGGGGAGTACCCTGTAGTAGCAACTAGCCACCAACCTTTGTAAAAAATTATGGATGGGTCTCTACCACCAATAGGAGTTAAGTCTGACTTATTAACCAATCCGTTATTAGTGATTCTTTTGAAAGAACTACCATTAAAAGAAGTTGCTAAATCAATACGACTTTCTGCATCACTGTTAAAGAAAGAATAGAGGAAAAGATTCTGAGTATTTTTAATACCCAAATTCTTTAAAGCTTCTTGTGAAGTTTTAGCCCCTGTACCACCCTGATCTACAGACAAAGCAACAGTAAGACCCGACAGTGCTGTTATATCAGCATTAGCCCCTTTAGAAGCCTTACTACTTACAGCAGCAGTAATCTCATCAGTTGCTTCTGTTTTACTAGGAACCTGAAGATTAATTCTAGCAGTTGCTTTATCAACAAGATCAGAAAGGTTTTTAGTCTTATCCAAAGATTTAGTGTTTAAACTATTGAAATCCTCCAGTGTTCCATTGTAACCTGAGATAACAGCAAGTTCATAAGCAGAATATCCATTGGTTCCATCTGTACCATCCTTACCGTCTTTTCCATTAATCCCATCAACACCATCACGACCATCTTTACCGTTGATAGTTTCTAAGAATTGAGCTTCAGTTTTACCTTCATTACCGGGCTGCCTTACCCAAATCTGATAAGTAGACTCACCATCAGTTCCATCTTCACCAGAAGGGAGTGTAAAATTAATAGTGTTCGTTTCTTTATCATAATCTGCATTAGCGACAGTGCCCGACTGAGCAGAAACTTCAAGCTTAGTGACAGTATCAAAAGCTTCCTCTACATCTTTTTCTAAACCCTCAACCCTAGTAGTTAGGACTGTTACTCTGTTGATTTGATTGTTTAAATCCGCAACACCAGACTCAGCAAGTTCTGCATACTTTCTAGCATCATCTGCATAATCAGCAGCTTGTTTATATGAGTCAATTGTTGCGTCAAGTGGGCCGTACTGCCCCACATTGTTAATGATATTAATAGCTTTGTCTAATAGACCTCTATCAACTGTCATCGTTAATCTCCTTATTCGTTATAATCAACACCGTAGTTGATAGTGGTGCGTCTTCCTAACATATCATAAGAGTTAGGGATGACTAATGGACTACCAGAATACTCAGCGTTGTCGGCTTGTCTCTGAATATCAGACATAGATGCCATAGCTAATGCTGCCCACTTCTGAACACCTGCGTCATCTTGAACAAACAGACATGCATGTTTAAGAGCAGTGTAGAGCAGAAGTTCTGGAGCAATAGAAAGAATTGCACAAGAGTCAGAATCATTAACCATCTCAGCGGTATCTCTGTAATAAGATACAAGCACTTCATTACCAGTCAGTTCAGTTCCTTCAGGAATAGTAGAAGTGATTGGTGGATAGAAGTAAAAGCGTCCAGTAGTTCTAGCCCAGACAACTTCCGATTCATTAAACTGAGTTGCATGAGTAGTCTTACCACGTCTCAGCCAATCTAATTCTTCTATAGAAGTTGTTCTATATACTTGTCCTGTCTGAGCTTTCATAATATAGTTAACTTGAACCAAATCTGTAGGAATGTAAGCCATCCCATTGGTGATTTTTAAATAGATCTCACGTTCGAATCTTGGAATCCTAACCGCTCTGTAAATTTCCTTTTCAGCAAAATTGATGAAGTTAGGAATCTGATTAACGAACTCGTCATCATCACGGTCAATCCACAAGGCAACGGCATTTTTAAGGTCGCCGTAAGTACGAATTTGAGAAGGTACAGTAGGCATCGCCATAGTTACTCTCCTTAGTGGTTTGTCTAGTTTATATTCATTGGTCAGCATGTCATACTGGTGCTAGAAACGAAAAAAGCCCCAACCATTTCTGGAAGGGGCTTAGTATTACGCAGTTACTGTAATAGCGGAAGTAGCAGTCTTAGCTCCATCAGCCGTGGTTACGGTGATAGTTGCTGTACCTGCTGCAACGCCAGTTACTAAACCAGAGGAGTTCACAGTTGCTACACCTGTTGCGCTACTTGAATAGGTAACGTTCTTATTAGATGCACCAGCCGGAGCTACTGTAGGAGTTAACTGTCTTGTTGCACCAACTGCGATAGAGGCGGTCGTAGGAGAAACGGTAACACCACTAACTGGAGTGGTCACTGTTACAGTTGAAGTTCCTTTGATTGTTCCGTCTACGGTCGAAGTTGCTGTGATAGTAGCCGTACCATTTGCTACTGCGGTCACTAAACCAGAAGCACTCACTGTTGCGGTTGCTGCTGCGGAAGTGGACCATGTTACGCTTTGATCAGCGCCACTAGGGGCTACAGTTGCGGTCAACTGACGAGTACCACCAACAGCCAAGTTATTAGTTGCTGGTGATACCGTTACGCCCGTAGGGGCGCTTACGCCTTTACCTTCAGGATGCCGGATGCAAACGGGTTGCGGTGACGCAGACCAACTTCCATCTCAATCATCCACTTCTCGTAAGAACCATCTTTCGCCAGTTCGGTACGTTTTGGAGCACGCAGAACCATCTGAGTCCAGTCAGAAGCGCGGAAGAAGTAGATTGCATCTTCAGGCATCCAACGGTTCACAACGATCTTATAGGTCTGGCCCAATGGATCGGTGATGGTATTAACCTGCTTGATGAAGGACTTGGTATTCTCGAACAGACGAACACGGGTAGCCGCACCACCAGTTGCTTTCTCTTGCAGTTCAGCAAACTGTACAGCATGTTTCGGGTGAATCATGATGATATCAGCTTCAGAACCTGCGGTGTACAGCTGAAGAGTAATGTCAAACAGTTCATCTTCAGTGAATACGCCAGAAGCAGCAGTTTCTTTGTGAACAACCGCACCAGTATCTGGGTCAGCTTGGTCAAGGTCAGCAACCAGAGCTTGGAAGCCAGCAGTTTTACGTGCTACAGTGCTTGAACCAGTAACCATTTCCTGATCAGATAGCAGGATAACTTCGAGGTCACGCTTAATCTCTTTACCAGCTTTTTCCATCTGATACATCAGCTCACGACCACGGCCATAGTTAGCCAGAGTGTTAGCAGTATCAGATACTTTAACAACCTTACGCAGAATCTGAGTAACGTTATTCAGTACAGTGGTCGAACCGAGAGTACCGTCTACAGCAGCCGAACCTTCAACAACAGCGTTGTTCTCGTTCACAGCAGCAAGACTATCAGTCTGCCATTGGAACAGGGTCTGGTTGATGGATTCTTTACCAGTCATAGACACAAATGGGGTGTCTTCTGGAGAGATCATTGAGATCCAGTTTGCGAACGAGAGTTTCTTACCGTTCTGATCATATGATACTAAAGTAGCCATAAATATTTATCTCCTATCATAACTTTTATTTTTAGTCGATTAGTCTACGAGGTGGCTGAAAGCATCACCGTGTGACATACGACCCTCTGAAAACGCCTTAGCGGCGGCTGCTTTACTGTCGCCAGTATTACCTTGTTTGTTGCCCGACTTCATTACTTTCTTCGGAGCACCAACTTTCTTAATCTTCGCTACAACTCGCTGTGTACCTTTGTCGTATTGATACGCTTTGTACAGAGCTAGGAATACCGAAGGACGGTTCTCTTTCAAGATCTCTTCTTCTGATGCACCAAGATCAACTGCATATTGCAAAAGGTTTTGATACAGTGGTTCATCCCATTGAGGAATAGCTTTCTTGAGTACCTGAACACACTCGACACTGCGAGCACGATACGCTTCTTGCTCTTTAGCTTCAGCTTCCTGCTGCAAGCGTTGCTGCGCAGCTACGAGTTCGTTTTTCCGTGCCTTATATCTTTCAAGGAATCTGTTGTTCTCTACATATGCTTGAGGATCTTTAACCGCCAAGTCATCCCAATCAAAACCTTCATAGTCTTTAATAACTTTGTCAGCTTCGAGTTGAGCAAGAGAAAGAATATCTTTCAGACCAGCAACACGAGTGTCGAACTCTTGAGCTTGTGTCTGGAATTCTTCAACACGAGAAGTAAGCTCTGTACCATTCATATAACCAGTAGACAATTCTTCAATAGTCAGTTCACGACCATCAGGAAGAGTAATCACGGTATCGAAGTCTACATCAACTGCTTCACTTTCTTCGTATTCACCATCATCTTCTTCAGACTCATCAGCTTCTTCTTCTGATTCTTCGTCTTCGGACTCTTCATCCTCAACTTCATCTTCTTCGTTTTCTTCTGACTCATCTTCTTCATCTGCTTCAAAGCCTTCTTCGTCTTCGAACACAGGATTGTTTTCATCAATACCTTCGAAACCTTCTACGCCGTCATCAGCGTACTCTTCTGGATCATCTTCGATAACTACTTCAGGTTCTTTAGTAGAACGGTAGCTCTCTAAGTCTTGAGCAAAAGAACCCTTGAGATCGTCAAGGGCCAGAAACGTTTCAAATGGATCATTAGTTTGTGAACTCATTAATTAAAATCCTCAGCATCATTGATTGCAGCTTTGATTACCTCTTTTAACTGACCAATCATTCTGTATTGCGTATAGAAATCTTCGCGTTTTTTAAGCTCTTGAGGTTCTGTTTCCAGAATCTTTTTACCAAGCTTATCTTTTAATGCCTCTAATGCTGCTGAAAGACTTCCGTTTGAATCAATGGCGGCCAAAGCCGCCTTGTGTTCATGTTTCAATTTATACTCCTTATTCATTCATCAATCATTTGAATCAGTATCATCTTTTTTCGAAGATTTATTCTTAGATGCCTTTGATTCTTCCTGTGCTTTACTCTGGAGCTTTAAAGCCTCATAAGACTGGTTAGCCGTATGGACAAGTTTGTGTGCTCCTAGCTGTGCATTCAGGTTGATCTCAAGCTCTTTAAGAGTTGATTCGTACTGACGAACTTGTTGTTGCATTAAGGCAAGATTATGTTTCATCTGTTCAACCGTAGCTTCATTATCAGCCTTACGATTTTCAAGAGACATACGATCAGCCGACTCTTCTTGTTTATACTGCAACTCGATATTCTTCTGTTGAGTTTCATCTGCTGCTTTCTGCTGTTCAAAGACAAGCTTATTCTCAGCCAGTTGTCCGTCATGCATAATCTTCTGAACATTCGCATTAACCAAAGCAACCTGAGCTTGTAACTGTTGAAGATTAAGAATCTCAGCAGGGCTTGGCTGTGGTGGTTGGAATTGTTCAAGAGGCATGAGGTAGTTATGAACATCATCAATGCCCATTAACTTCATGATCTCAGCAGTCATGAATCTATCTTGTTCCATTGTGTACAGAGGAGCGATAGTCTGGTCTTGCTGCAACATCCCTTTAATAGTCATCAAGTTAGAAGCTCGCTGTTGTTTCTCACTAGGAGAAATAGCTACGCTAGTAATGATGTTATTACGAGGAGGTAATTGTTTAGGATCAATATTAGCTAATCCCTTAGAGGTTTGGATTGTCAGTGGAGCTTCACCATTCTCTCTGAAGAGTTTATAGATAGACTTCATTAATCCAGTCATGCCACCATTAGCAATGTTACGGCTCACCATACGAATACGGTTCTGAGCAGCATTCATCATTAAGCCTACGGTTGCATAAGCATTATCATTCTTAAAGACGTCAGGGTTGATACCCATACCTAAACGTGTAACACCGGTACGGACTTCCTTGACTTCATCAGTCATCGCAAGCAATCCGTCGATACCGTTAGGAAGGCTATGGTAAGGGAAAAGATTAACTGCACCCTCTCTTTCCATTTCAACAACACCGCCGGGTCTGTTATCCAGTAATGAGCGTCTATCATAGGCACCTTGGATAGCAGTGTAACGTCCATAGTTAGCATTATTGATGTTATCAATATAACCACGGATAATAGCAGTACGAAGATCTTGAATATCTTTAGTAATGTCGTAGATTGATTCACCGAAGATTGCTCCGGGGATTGGATATGGTGTGAATGTTTCAAACGGGATATCATTTACTTCATTAACTTCCAAGATAACGCCGCCAGCGTCAAACACTTGGTAAAGCCTAACGTTGTTATGGCGGTCCAGAATAGAGGTACGAATGTAATGTTCATAAATCCAAACCCTCGCTGCTAAGTCTTGACTGTCAGAACCAATCCCGTTATCAGGATCAACACGCCAGTCTGTACGTGAGAAAGTAACAGTACTTCTGTTAGAATCTTCACTGGTATCAAAGTCATTAATATTCTCAATGTCGTCTTCAGGGAAACCCATATCCAACAGATCGCGTTTAGACTTACGAGTACGATGACAAAAGTATGTGGCATCTTGGATGCTTGTTGCATATTCGTCGATAACAATCTCTTCGATTGGTGTATATTCAACACGAACATGTTTAACATCTAGGACGTAGCTAATAGTTGCATCTACCAAACCTTCGGGATGCTCGTCTTCATCAACAAGAATAGTTGCTTCGATATCACGAACACCAGCAGCTTCCAAGCCTTGAATATAAGCGGTAAGTTCTTGTGGGTTTACACCTTCAACGGATTCACTCATTGATTTAGTTTCGGTGTCCCAATAACGTTTGATAAAAGAGTTACGAGTGACTAAGCACTCCTTCAGCGCAGATTGTAAAATATTATAACCTTCGTTATCACGAAGAAGAATTTGATTTACAACCTGTGTTGCAACTTTAGCTGCGTCGCTATCTCTCTCGTCTACGCTAGCAAAAACTACTGCATCCTCACCACTGGTGAAGACATTCAACAGATCTTGGAGAGTTCCGTTCACGGTTTCCCATACAGTACGGTCAACATACTTAGAACCACCAGCTGTAACAGCAGCAGGCAGGTTGCCATAGTAATATTCCCATGCTTCACGAGCGTAACCAGTAACGGCAGTGTTCATGTAGTCCTGTGCATAGTTGTAGTGATTATCTAAAACCACTTTCAATTCTTGTTTCTGGTCATCAGAAAGCTTCAGACTCATGTTTTCACTTCTCCTTAAAATAAAATGAGGGGCGTTCTGGTTAACTTAATCTCCAGCACCCCGCCCCTTAAAACTTAATAACTAGAATTCCAACGACTGATGTTGTCATTGTAGGCAGCAGTATAACCGTGGTTCGCATCGTTCTTCGAAACTCCACGATGAGTAACAGACATTGCTGAGTACCTCATGGCATCCATAGTATCATCGAAGGTTTTAACAATCTTTCCTTCGGTACGATGGTATCTAGCTTTCTCTTCAAAGACTCTGTGACAATGGTTGAATACTTTAAACCTACCAGTCTTCATTCGTTCACGAATCTCCATAATTCCGGGTTCAACAAAGTTGTTCTTCTTACCATCCATTCCGATTTTGTTGTAGAAGGTTTCATGTTTCGCATTAACACCTGCATTGATGTAATATTGAGCCACGGACATACCGCTACCACGCTCCATATTCTGACTATCATGCGGCAGGATGACAGGTATCCAATTACCTCTCGCGTTAATTGCATGTGCGTGTAAGGCAGGCACTCCACCATCTGCGTGATAAGCGTCATAAATGTAAACAACATCACCATCTGGATCATAAGCAGACCAAACCACCGCTGTATCATGGGTAATACCAATATCTACACCAGCGACTCTTCTCCAATGATCAGGAATTGGGAAGGATTCACAACGAATCATTTCATCTGACACATCATAAATCAATCCACTACCCATAACTGGTTCACCTCTTGAACGCATCTGAACCTGCCAGTCTGGAATAGCAGCTAACATATCTTTAATATCTTTCTCAGTGATATGCGGAGCATCCCACCAAGTTGCATTCTGCCAATACAAGTCACCTTCTTTGTTGACCATGAACTTATCAACTAACTCTGTACGTCCATTCTCCGGTGTAGCCGTTAACACCACTAAACCTTTAGTCGTTAGGGTACGTGTAACGCACTGAGAGAAGATGTTCATGCTATCATAAGGGTCTTCTTCGTCTAGCCAAATGAAATCTACTGTAGCACCCATCAGAGCATGTTCACCCTGTTGAGTTGATCGAAACTCTAACGTACTCATTCCATCAAACTCGCCTCTAGCGTTGTGATGTTTAATCTGTACAATTAGAATCTTGTTACCGTCTTTCTCTATAGTGTCAAAGTCGATGCAATCTCTTGGGATAGCGCCAGTTCCTAGTGCTCCCAAATCTTTAGCCACTGATGTACCGAACAATTCTTTTTGCAGAACCTTTCTTGTTGAGTCACCTGTGATACCAACTGCCCAAGCTAGGATTGGTTTAGGAAACCTATGACCAGTCCACCACGTTGGGTATCTCCCTGTTAAATGACATGCCATCTCGAATGATTCGCTGTATGATTTACCCACACGGTTTGCAGCGCATAGGAATCTAAAGCGAAAGTCTTTGCTAGCACCATAGAATTGTTTTTGAAAGTCGTAAGCTTTGAAGTAATTAAGTTTGTTATATTTCTTTAAGTCCTCTTTCTCTTGTAACATTCTTAACAGCTCTGCCTTGCCCTCTTTATCCAGTTTACTCAGAGCCTCTTCAATTGCTTGACTGATTGAAATCTTTTCCGACATATATCCTCCATCCATTAAAAAAGGGGCTAACCCTTTAACGAGTATCGCCCCTCTCCTCTAATAACCTTTAGTCGTCCTCTGAATCATCTTCATCTGACGGAGGCATAACATCTTTGCCAAGCTCAGCAGAAAGGAAGTCACGGATCTTGTGTTCCATTTGTTCCTCAGTCATTGCATCATGATCATCCATCTTAACTTCAATCGAAGCAGCTTTCGGATATACCAGATCGGCAATCTTCGATGCAGCTTTAAATCTCAAGTCAGGAGGAATTGTTGGATCTTGATAAAGATCAATCAACACTTCATCTGGAGATAGACCAGCCTGTGCAACTCTGTCAAGCATAGCTTGTGTAAGTTTGTTTCGTTTACCTTTTGCTCTTCCGAGTTTATTTCCTTTTTCAAATCTGCCTGTCTGTGGGTTCATACCTTTATCCTCTAAATCCTCTGTGACCCCAGCCAACCTTTTAAGATCTAACATCTATGTTCTCCTTTTCTTTCATTATAAAAATTTTCGCGCCGGTTCCACCTCCGCCCCCAGCTACGCGGGGTCGTCGGCGTGTCGCTACCGCTCCTTCCTCTGAAAGAAGGGAGTAAAGCAATGAAGGGCATGTTTCTATGAATGGCTATCTTGTGAATGCATACCCTGTGAATGGCTGTCTTATACGTGAGGAGTTAGGATGCTACCTGAGTACACATCTTCTTTAGCTAATCCATTAATGCGATGGTAAGCTTCAGGTCCACTTCTCTCAGTGAGGTAGCGTCTAAGAATATTTTCATCCATAGGAATAATATCACCCGGCTTAGCTTTGTTTGTGTTATTGATGAAGTCTTCATAGCGTGCCTTCTCTTCATCACTAACCTTGTTAATGGGAATCCACACAGGGACTTGCTTACCCTTAACAGTTTTGATTACACGTTCCCATTCACCTTTCGAATCTAAGTAATCTCTGAATGCACCATCAAACTCTTTATCCTCTGATGTGAATGCAGATTCTTCATACATATCTGTTAATGGCATGTCAGGTTCTGTCTCAGGAATATCAGTGCGCTTGCATTCATGGTATTCTTCGAATCCCTCAACATCATGTTCAACACCAACTTCAAATCCACCACCTAATGTCAGCTTATCATTCTCCACGTCATAGGCTTCGTTAACTGCACCACCACGTAAGCTATCCACCAGTTCACCAAACTCTTGTTCAGAGATGTGACCTTCATCAAACAGCTCAGTTAGTAATTTAATTCTCTCAATATAGTTACTCATAATATTTTAAATCTCCTAATCGGATATGTGAATGCAAGATGAATCAATCATCAAGCATGTATATTAAACGTTAACTCTTAACACAAGTCTTTATTCAAGACTATGTATATAAGGTTTTTAATTTCAAAATTTTCGGATGCGTGATATAGGCCCGCGCGACAAACTGTAAAAGGGGGAGTCCTCATTTGGATTTCTTCTCTCAGAGAATGTCTTTATTGTCAATAGGACTTATCCTAATCCACCTATCATCCCCACGTATGCATAACTATGTACCCTACCCCCACGTTATTAGTAAGTACCCCTTTAAATGCGCATGTTATCAGAGGATCTAATGATGCAGCGTTATACCTCATAAGTTATTGATTAATGTAGTATAAATAATATGGAAAACTACCCGTATTTTGCTTGACAAACATACCGCGATGTGATAGGCGTACGTTCTAGTCTATATGTTTCAATAGCTTACTATTCCACTGGATAAACATACAGGACACAGCATTAACAGCATAGTTATTCACTTACTTTGCATACTTAAGTGTTCGCTGAAGAAGATAGGACAAGGCAATGTGTAACAAGGAGTAACTGATTGGGGCAGATTGATTGGGAGTTAGTTGTAATAGGGTTAAGTGTAATAGAGTTAAGCTGTTGTTTTCTCTACTCTTTTCTCTTCTTTCAGAGAGTCTTTTCTGGTTTTTAATAGAGAGTTACATGCTAGGTTAGTTTTATGTTAAGAATGTTAATCAGATGTTATAGGAATCATTGGTTTGTAAAGTTATGTCAAGTTTTGTAAAGTTATGTCAAGTTTTGTAAAGTTATGTAAAGATACTTGACAAATACCCCTAAAGTGTGTTATAATAGATGGTTAATGTGATAGTTGTATCTGCTAATTATATCACTGGTAACTATTACGATTAAAACAATTCACTGAAGAAATGATTAACAACCTAATTAATCTAAATTGAATGATTAGTTAATAGAATTATTATTAGTAGAATTATTGTTTATTGAAATCATAACTCTGATAATTATTAACAAGGTTAACTCTATTACATTGCCTTGCGGGTATGCTGAGTGCCAGTATTCTGGTTAGATTATGAGCGGTTAGATTAAGTTGTTGATTTATAAGGGTTTTTAGTTTGTAAATCAGCTTGATTATTGGCACTTAGGCATATACGCATGTACGCGGTCTATCTATTGATGTGCTGTTGTTGTGGTACTAGATAGAATAAGTTGTTATTTATCAATGAGTTGCAGGATTAGTACTGACGAGGGAAGGTTTTTATCAAAATAAATTCCTTTATAAATCAATCACTTACAACTATTTTCAATCTTTTTAAAGGAATCGCTTGTCATCATTATGCGTTTCCTCTAATATCTCTTTCACCGGGACAACAAAGCAACGTTGAACCGGGTAGTAAGAAGGTTTAATAAGCGGTAAACGTATTACTTCCCCGCGAAGCCCCCGAAAGGGACCGCCAGCGGTTAACTCTAAGAGTTATGGTAATGGAAAGTGACGTGATGCAGTGCTTCTTACATGCTCTTTAATAATTAGGCTGTTAAGTTAACCTTTATTAGTAGCGAGTCACAAGCTGGCGAGGTTTGAACGGATTAACGTTTAGTTTGTCGTTGTTTATCAGCGACTTAATAAAAAGTTCAAATGAAAGTGAAAATAAAGGTAGACATTAAATAACAGTCTGATAATATGAGCACCAGTTAGACGAAACGCCGCGCTGAATAAGTTGAGTAAGCCCCGCTGATTAGTCCGACATTGCAGTAAGATATATGCTCTTTAACAATTTGACTTTGATTCTAGTCTGATAAACTAATCAACCTTGACAGGGGATGTGTTAATCATGGCGAAGAATACTCTTAAGCGTGTTATGTTAGGCTTAGTGCTAATTGATCATGAAACTGGAGCGGTGTTTGATAAAGGCCCGTATTCTAAGGAATGGCAGTTAGTTAGTCCTAAACGTGCTAAACTGTTGATAGAATGGCAGTCAGGCGAAACGATTGGACATAACGTGGTTTTTAAGGGGTAATTATCATGCACGATATCATCGTTATTATGACAGTGTGTTTAGTGTGTGGTGGTTATGCTCTGGTTAGCTGGCGCTGAAAGGCGCTGGTTTATCAGACTGGAATTGAAGTTGAAAAGATTTGTTGACTCTAACAGCGTTTGCTGTAGAATGTGTCACAAGTTAGGCCGGTAAAGCCTGACAACGATAAGGATTGCACATAGCGCCTTATCATGTTCTTTAACAATTAGGAATGGTTATCTAACTATCGAAAGCTGGCGCTTATATAGGCTAGTTAGTAGCGGTCTAAGGTGCAGCGGAAAAGTAAACCTTATGATTGATAGTGAAGTACCGATGAAAAGCTGATTATCTTATCAGGCTGATTTACGCGCCTTGCCTATCCGGTGAAGGAAATGCGATTTCAACCGCTAATGATATTATGAAAGGTGAAGTAAGAAGGAAAAGCGAAAATGGTTAGTCGTTATCGTATAGAGTGTAACAACTCGCCACGGTCTACCATTCCAGCGGCGCAAGCCGTTTCCTGTTTAACAATATGGTTTAGATTCTATCCTCGTTTGAGACTTTCGAGATAGTTTAATCTTACAGAATGAAATGTGACTAATTCCCTGCTTTAGTATTAGCAAAGCGAGTTACAAAGTAGAGGTGTAAGAGTTCAAAGCGGCAGTAAAAGTAAGACGCGAGTACGTGATAGGCCGGAAAGTGTGTGAACTGAAATAGCGGAGAATAAGCGGCGATTGAGATAATGAGGAGCAAATAGAATCACCTTTGTTAAACAGGAGGAAACAAAAATTGATTTAAAGTAAAGGTTATGTGAGACGGCCTTTAACTCACAATCACCCTGTTATTTCATCGGTAAACAGCGAAGCGGTTAACTACTGTGACGCGGTTTATGAGATAACAGGGTTTAGTTGATTGTCTTGTCGCCTTAACGTGATAAGCGTTATGTGAGCGAGAGATGATTTACCTGTTGGCAGTGGATTAAGAAACCGCTGCTAATGGTGAAGCATTTCAAACAACAACTAACCTTGACAGGGTAAAACATCATGGAAAAGAAACAGCTCGTTATATCTATGCGTCAATTGGTAGATAGTGCAATTGATAAACTCGACAAAAGCGGTTATAAGCCGGAAGTTGTTTACAAGGAATTTAATGAGCGCAAAAATGCAATCATTACCCTAGTCAATAACACGACTAATCGCCGTGAACATCTGGCTTTGATGGTTATTTTAAACAAAGTCTATGTAAACCCCACTACCCGTAACAATGCTGAATTGTTGCGCAAAGAATTTATTAAGGTTAAAGGTAAATTGCCTTATCCTAGTGATCTTTAAAGGTAGTGTTTTAAATTAGCTACACACTGTTTCACCTTATTAGTGTGATAGCTCTACTCTGATAAAATAAGGTAACACTTAATGTCAATTAACAATATCCAAGAGGTTCAAACTATGTCTATTCAACTGTTAACTACTCCTACTGAAATTGAAACCGCTATTCTTTCTATCGGTACAAAAGCTGTTGCTTACAAAGCCGTTGTAAGCTCTGCCGTGCTGTCTTCAACTCAGCATTACCGCACTCATGGTGATTTTACCCTGTTACAGGGCGCACTTGATGCAGTTTATGCCGTCAACTACCGCGATTATCAAGCGGTGGTCGAATTTATCAAATCTTTAACGTGGGTTGGCTTGTCAGAAACTAAAGCAGGCCGTCGCACTCGCTTTGAAATCGTTGGCGATCTGTCTGATGCAATGGGCACTAAACCGGCTGACGTTACCGCTAAAGACTGGGGCGATCGCAAGAAAAAGGTAGCGGAGCAGGTCACTATCCGTCAAGGTCTGTTTAACAACTTCGCAACTGATATCGGCGTGCCAGTGAAAAATCTGGATTGGTCTGTCGGTATGCCGAAAGAAGAAAAGCAGGTTATCCAGAAATATGGCTGTGATATCTTTGCATGGTATGACGATGTTAAATACCTGCGCTCTGTTAACGACAACGGCGGCAACAATGACAACGGTTCTTCACCGGCCTTGCGTACCCTGTCTGTTGAGCAGACCGCTAAACTGGCGGCAACGTTTGAAGATCGTCTGTTAAACTCTGTTAACAAGCCAGTTGCATCGACTGTTATTCACATTCTGGAACGTTTCGAAATGGAAGCCGATGTTTTCGTGACGCCGGAAGAAGAAGAGAAACTCCGCGCTCGTCTGGAACATTTCATCAACCGCGCTAAAGCTCGCTATGAAACTCAGCAACAGATTGAAGCTGAAAAGAAAGCAGCGGCTGAAGAAGCGACTAACGGCGACAACGTAACAGCGTAATTCTACTTCACAACTGTAAAGGCTGGAGGGAGCAATCCTTCTAGCCTTTTAGGGTGTGTGTAGTAACATATCAAGCTCAACCGGGCAATTGTGACGGTTCGCAATTATGCGTTAAATAGTCAAACAATGGTAAATATCACAGCCAGCGTAAACGTATACAATGGCGGCCTGAAGTCAGGGCCAAATATGTTTAGTAACAAAGCAGTGTTACTGTTATACTTACCTTGTTACATCCTAACCCTGTCAAGTTTATGTAATGGGGTAGGTATATCAATTAGCATTCTATTTTATTCAGAGATCCTCACATAATGGCTTATGTACAGATGAAAGATTTTGGCAGTGATACAACGCCAGAACAAAAAGCCGCTGCGATTGCAGCCATTGCAGAACGTAGTCAGAAGCGTCACCTTTCTAACACTGGCGCTAGTCGTGGGGCATTGCGTGTTAATATGCAAGCCTCAAACGTTGCAACTATCGGCAAAGTATCATCACGCTTTCGTAAACCGGCGGCTAACTCAAAGTTTGAGAATCAGGAAGCCCGCAAGGTAACGAAAGGCAGACAGAAGGTTAAAGGCGGTACTATTCAGCCAGAAGGATGGTATAAAACATCACAAGGCGCTGATAGTGTAGTAGGCCGCGACGAACATAAAAACGCGAAGGCTATTACAACTCAGGGGATTTTTAAGAATGGCAAAAATCAAGGCTTTAAAGTTCGCTGATTTTAAAGACGACCTTAACCATTTCATAATCTCAGGCGCTACTGAAAACCCTGAGTTTATTTACCAGCACATTGACGAACATTATTCACACATCAAAGATAAGTGTGTTGAGTATGTCAGAAGTCGTCAGAAAGATTTATCAGAGTAAGTTTACTGCCGTCCTTCGGGGCGGCTTTTTTTTTGCTTTAAATAAAGTAAACGTCCTGATTGATAGGTGGATAAATGAATAAGCAAACAGCACGGCAACGCAAACAGCGTAACCATGAAATTTACAAGGCTCATATTGAACGCCTTATCGCTTTGTTCCCCGATGTGTTCGACCGTGATAATCCTAAGCCTCTGGCTATCGGTTCGGCTGAATTGCTCCTGTCTGTACCATCGTTGCAGATGGATGACGACAAGTTAGCGGCAGTGTTAAGCTGCTGGTGTTCCCGTCGTGAGTATATCAAAGCGGCTCACGAACTACGTCAACGCTGGAATATTCTGGGTGTACCTGTCGGCCCTATCATTGATTGGCAACAGCAACGCTTTGATAAAGCATTCGCTACAATGTCACGGCGTGGGCTGTACAGCTAATGGCAGTGGGGTTTACTGGTGATGATGGATATAATGACACCATACAAGCCACCATTGATAATGGAATAGACTATGCGAGATCGCAATTACGTAGCGGTGAATCTCGCGTTACTTGCCTTGACTGTGATAGCCTCATACCTATTAAACGGCGTGAGGTTGTAAGGGGCTGTCTATATTGCGTTAACTGTCAGAGTATTCACGATAATAAATTGTCGTCAGGATATAACAGACGGGGTAGTAAAGACAGCCAGCTAAGGTAATGATTAACTACTGTGACGGATTCACGGTATGGCATAAGGAATTAAATTTGATCTCTACAGCAGTCTTATATGTGGCGCTTACTACTTATCATGAAGCACGTAGTGAGCCTGCCATGTGTCAGCTACTTGTAGCGGAAACTGTTAGGAATCGTATGGATACAAGATCCCTGACTGCTAAACAAGTTGTTAGACAAAAACACCAATACTCTTGGACCTCAGTAATTAGAGGTAAGTCAATTAAGCAAGAGTATAAACGCATACAAAGGACAGCAGATCCCGCTGATAAAGAGGCGCTAGATAACGCTATCATTATGGCACAATGGGTTCTCTCTCCCTTGTATGTTTCGGTCAGCGATGTTCAGTATTTCCATGATACTAGAATTAAGACGCCTAAGCATTTTAAGCATCAAATAAAATGCGGAGGTAAGCTGGTATTTTCTAAGTAGGTTACAATGAAAGAAGAAACATGCGATAAGCTTGCTGTCGGTTTTATCGTATCAATGGTATTACTGATTGTTATTTTATTGTTGTCAGGAGCTTATCATGGATAAGTGTGTCTACTGTAAAAGACCTTTTGGTTTAGTACAACCTCGTGTACTGGTTAATTGGCGTAAGCGTAGAGGAGAGAAACGTATTGTTCTTGCTCATGCTTGTGAGAATTGCGGTGATGATAATATCACTGACCTCTGCCAAATCGTAAGACCAGTATTTAAATAACTACTGTGACGTTTTGTAAGGATGCCGCGATGCGCAAATTATTGTTGTTGGCTGTGGTAATGTCGTCAGTTTTTGCCCATACAGCAACTGCTCGCGGCAATTCTGGCTATTCAAATGGTCCTGATTCAAGCTATGACCAAGGTTATAACGACGCTGAGGATGATGCTACTGATTGGGAAGATGATATGCTTCCTAGTCCACAGCATGACACACAGAACGCCGCTGTGGCTATGTGTGGCCCTCATACGCTGTATATGGACGCTACTTCTAATGTCGCTGTCGTTGACGGTGAAACATGGTATTTAGTAGATGGTGATGTTCGTCCAGATGGCTTTGGTGATAGCCTTATCACCTCTCATTATGTAAAGTCTGCTGAAACCAGCCAGAACGCTGTAACGATTGGGGTGTTAGAAAAGAGTAAGAAGTTTATGCTCATCATTAAAGATTCTCCAGTGTATAACTGTCGATTGATTTAGTGGAACCGTTGCCCTATTTGTCATAATGGACTCAAAGCATGAGCTTGACGCAAGCATTGGATTGCTCGCTAAGGCACATGCTAAGTAACCTGTAAAGGAGTTCATATGGCAAAGATTAAGACTAAAACGGCCAAAAAACCTCTAAACAATGCAGAGGATAAGGCCAAAGATCCAGATGTTAATGATGTTAAGCGCAAGCTTGCCGCATTACTTCTGTATCAACAACTTCACAAAGAGAAGAATACCAAATCCGGTAGTCTCTCAAACGTGGATAAATCCGACAAAGAAGCCTCCAAGTAATTGGGGGCTTTTCTTTTTATATGGGGTAGGAAATGAATCAATATGATTTGTCAATTTGTATTCTCTACCTCATAGGGTTAATCATCGACTTTGTGTGGTTAGTGTATTGCGATGAGCAGGAAGGCAAAAAGAGTATCTATCGTGACTGTGTTAATCTCTTAATAGCCGCTCTATGGCCCCTCCATCTCACTCTGGAGGTTGTTATGTTGCTTCTGGTCGGATTGTATCGACTGGTGTTACTCGTCGCTAAGAAAGGCGTTAAGCCTATTATTGACGTATTAGGAGATCTTGATGGAGATTGACAGATGTTATACGCTTGTCCTTTTCTGGTTCTTTTTCTTTGCTATAACCTTTGGTTGTCTTATGGGTGGAAACGAGCCAAAAGTATGGCACACACCAACAAAGACAGAAGTGCTTAAAGCATGGTTGATGGCAGTGTTCTGGCCTATCACTTTCTCAGCGTACATAGCTCTTTGTGTACTGGGTCCGAAACGTAAGGGAGTTGTATGAGTCTCTATACTCTGATCTTTATCGCATCTGTTGTTAATGGTGGTTGGCGTCCGGTATCTGTGGTTGTACCTAACTTATCTTATCAAGAATGCAACAATCAGATTAAAACATTGTCAATGGGAACTGGTATTGAAAATCCTGTTGGCTCTTGTGCATTACAGTCAACTGAAACAAAATAGTTGGTAGTCTCTTGTATATATGTGTAATGTAATATATGTACAAGCTAAAACAAACTATTGGTAGTTAGCTAATTGGTGAAGCGGCGGAGCTGATAATCCGTGAAAGGTCAGTTCGATTCTGACACTACCAACCCAATTCTTGACCTATCGTATAATTGGTTATTACGGCGGACTGTTAATCCGTTTATTCGGGTTCGAGTCCCGGTGGGTCAGCCAAATTACGTGAGATTGACAGAGTGGTTGAATGTGGGGGACTGTAAATCCCCTCCGAAAGGCGCGGTGGTTCGAATCCATCATCTCACACCAAATTATGCCGGATATCCCGTAAGACGGAACACTCTCATGAGGGTGGCAGGCTCATACCCTGTATCCGGCTCCAAACAATGCACCCATAGTTAAGTGGAAATAACAGGAGCCTTCTAAGCTCTAGTCCTAGGTTCGATTCCTAGTGGGTGTGCCATTTCAAAGGGGTAATATGAAAGAGCTATTACTAGCAATTCTGGCGATTTGTTTTATTGCAAGCCCAGCATTGACGGCGCTTGTTCTTTATTACCTTCAATAGTTTAACGGTTGTTAGCTCAGTTGGTAGAGCAAGATACTTTTAATATCGAGGTCACAGGTTCGAACCCTGTACAACCGACCACTTATAAGGCTTATATGAAAACTCTTTTCGAAAGCTTGAAGTTTGTAGGAACTCTTGTTGCTATCTTTGCAGTTATTATACTTCTTGCATCGGTAGTGTTTTCAGTAGGTAGATAGACAAATGGGGATTAGCCAAGTTGGTAAGGCAACGGACTTTGACTCCGTGATGCAGTGGTTCGAGTCCACTATCCCCAGCCAAACAATGGCTGTGACTGACGGGTTCAGAATCTGGCCTCCAAAACCAGAGATCTCGGTTCGATTCCGAGCACGGCTGCCAAATGTGTAATCAATAGAGGTGGCTAATATGAAAAAGCTATTACTTGTGTGTGCTGTACTTGCTATCACTGGATGTGCTAACACCTCTACTGAGGTTAGCGAACCCATTCAGTGTACTACTGACTGTGAAACACGCTTTGAGAATGTCAAGGCAATGGCTACTAAGTTCTTGGGTTACACAATCACCCATGAAACTAAAGACAGTTTCGCAGCGCAACAGGTTATCACTGACAAAGGCACAATCACTATCAGTGCAATGAATGTGATTAAAACCCCTGACCACATCTATGTTGATGTAGACACCAACGGAGACAGTGATCTATTACTGGCTTCTAATCTGGATGTTTACACCAGAAAGATGGATTTCGTAAACATGAAAGTGCATAAGACACTGACAAGTGTGCAGTATGCATCGTACACTGGAACATCTTACAGGATTCCTCACTAATGAGATGGTTTGTTAAGCGTGGGCTTTATCGTACTCGTGATAATGGGTATGTAATCTTTCGTAAGAAATTAAAGGTTGGTCATCAGGCAGGGCAGTTTCTGTTTACTGATTTACTCAGCGGCAAACACTTCCCTGTCCAACCTAATCGTAAAGATTGGATGCGTGGGTTAGTTTATTGCAATGCTAACGTCAAATGTCGTGTAACTAAATACGATAAGTGAGGTTGTAATGTACGTCCGTTGTAGTTGTGGTGGTAAGATTGGTTGGCATGGGTGGTGTGTTCGTTGTGGTAAGGTGTACAAATGATTATTCTCATGCGATTGATGAGCAAACCAAACCACTATTCAGGTGATTTTAAGTGTGTCTTTACTGCGGTAGGTATTCTTGAAATGTGCTTTGAGTTCTTTATTATCTGCAAAACTTTCCATCTGTTCTAGGGCTATTAAGTTAGCCCTTTACAATGTAAAGCGTGAAGGGTTCTGTATCTTCCTTTTCCTCTGTGTAGCAACAGTTCGCTTGTACAGAGTCCTTCCCGGTTTTCGTTGTGTATTGCTTCTATTTTTATCATTTAAAATAAATGCAAATGATGACACAATTCTGATGGTCGCCTAATAAGCGATGGATTCAGCGAGGTATTCTAGTTCCTCGTCGCCAAATCTAGCGGAGTCGGCTTCCAGCTCTGATTAATAATTGGAAGCACATTAATGGTTGATGTGGTGAAATAGGTAAACACCGGGCTAAATCCCCGCCATTACTTTTGGTTGCAGGTTCGAGTCCTGTCATCAACCCCCAATACTGAACATGATACGTCTCTTCAGAGGTAGTTAATAAAATGGCTAAAGAATCAAGCAAGTCAAGCATCTATGCAGCAAACAACCAGTTCGGTAAGAACAAAGTTCGTAAGCTGAAAAAGCATGTGGCCCTGCATCCCGAAGATGCGACAGCAGTTGCAGCATTGAAAGCTTACAGCAGCAGTGCGAAGCCTTCCCCTCGTTGGGGCACTAAAGGTTCTGGTTCTCTGAGTTCTTCTCAGCGCCTCCATGATCAACTGACACGTAAGGTTCGTGCTGGTCAGCGTCAGCTTCAGTATCTGTTGAAGCACACCAATATTGAACCTCAAGGTAGCGGCTTTACTTCTGACCAACTGAAGGCACGTGACAGAGCGCATCAGGAAGCTTCAAACATCTAATTTTATTAGCCCGCCATTGTGCGGGCTTTTTCTTTTTGTGTGAGAGATAGTCCCAATGAATATTTCCTATCAGGATTTAGACCATATTAAATTTGCAGCAGATTGTTCAATACAAGATCCTGATAGTATCTATGCTCAAGAGTTTTTCATGTTACTAGATGAGACTTTTGGTAAGATGGGAGACTACTCTACTCCTATTCAAGCTGTTGCTGTCTCCTATTTAATTGGTAGGATTTTCCAGCTTGAGGCTCTTTTGAACGATAAGGTGTAACTATGGATTATCACGCTCTAATAATGTTTGTGTGTATAGTCATTGCTGCAATATCCTTCTGGTATAACTTCTTAAGGTAGTAATAATGAAAAAGATTTTAGCTACATTGTTTACCTTATTGCTCTGCTGCTTCCTCTTCATAGGTACAGCATTAGCGGGTGGTATGGTGTGGGGAGAAGGATCTTCAGGATTCTTTTTCTTTGTGTCGACAGTATTCACTTCAATTATTACTATTGCTGTAGCCGTTAATGTAGGCTGAAAAAGTTAACTACTGTGACGTTTTGCTGATACCAGATTAGCTGCTTAAATTTTATTCACAATTAATAGCTGTGAGTATGGTAAGAATCCGCACCGGGGGGTGATGGCAAGTCTTTTACTTAATCGAGTGGCTAATCTAGTATTTGTAGTTGTTTTTGGTGCGTAAATCCTGCGGAAATTGCAGGTCATTTGGTTTATGTGTATTACAGAAAGTAACGTTTAGCCTCCGCCGAAGAGGGTTCCTGGCCCGATTGATAAGTGTCTTTGTTTTCTTCTTCTTCACTTATCAGCGTACCTCTGTATGTAATAAACAAGCCGTAGTCATGATGTATTTCATAATGTCGCGAGAGCAGCGATGGCGAAATAGCTCAGTTGCAGGCATAGTATAAAGGTATTACCGTTGGTTTCCACCCAACTAATCGGGGTTCGATTCCCCGTGCCTGCTCCAATCTCTATCAGAATACGGCCCCCACTGTTATTTAATTAACTCACATATAGGGCTGACAGGCAATATTGCCGGGTGGAATAAGGCTGTATTCTAATAGAGATTTCTAAAGAACTGAGTCCTCCAATAAGAATGCTAGACGCCATGCAAGTTGGTGCGGGACTCGATTTATCATTAACACTAAGTAGGATTACAGAATGAAACGTATGCTTCTTGCATCAGCAATTGTATTATCTCTCAGCGCCTGTACTGCTCCAGTAGTTGTAAAGTCAGCAGTTGAACGTGATGCAGCTTATGCAAAAGCTGTTGATTTCTGTGGTGGTAAGGACAACGTGTCTTACTTCTTCTATAAACCACAGGTCCGTGCATTTAAGACCTATTGCATGGATGGTCGAGGCCGTGAGTTATAAAAGCCCTCATGCTGTTTTGGAAATGCTTCGAAAGAAGAAAGAAGAAACAGCTTTTGATAAATTAAGAAGAAAATCAACAGCAAAACGTCGTTGGATTTCTTTGGATATTGAACTTCAAAAAGATATTAAAACTATCAAATGGTATGCAACTAAAAATGGTTTCTATTTAGGAACTGATGCATATTATATGGTTAAGTTTCGTATCAGACAAGCTTCTTCAGAAATGAAGGCTCTCATGTTAGAGTATAGGGAGGTAACGAGTGATCTCAGAGCTTATCGAAACCCATAAACTGTCAGTGGTTCACGCTGCATTGAAAGAACCTGAAGTAGAGCAAGTGTGGCACGTTGTAAGCCCTTTTGTTGACGGGACTACCAAACGTATCTCTTCTACTAATGCTCGTCTCTCAGACGCTGTTCTGGACGTTGTGTTCCAACTTACTGAAGGTACTGCGTAATGTGGCCTATCTGGATTTTTAATGCAGTCTGTGTTGCATGGCTGGCAGTGATCTACTTCTGGATTCCACAGGCTGATGCAATTCTGAATGCCTGTATCCTCGTCCCCAACATGATTGGATGGACTGTCTGGTCTTATTTCATAACTCATATAAGATAATTAACTGCCCCTGCCAGAAATGGTGGGGGCTTTTTTCGTTTTATGTAAAGTGTAAAGCTACACAATGGCATCCTGCCTTAATTCGAATAGGAAAAGTAAGATGACTCAGATGTTTGACCAGTACGGTCCGATTGTCTCTCTGGCAACTGATCGTGGTACAGAAATCCCAACCATCCCGGCTGGCGTTTACCTGATTCAATTTCATCCAGCGAAAGGTTTTTACCTGAAGCAGCAAGCAGCTCTGGTTCGCCCTGAAAAGCTGTACAGTAATACTTCTGAGCGTGCTGCTAAGATCCTGAATACCTATCTGGACCGCCCGAATGCCAATACTGGCGTGCTGTTCACCGGTAATAAAGGTTCTGGTAAAACTTTGATTACCAAAGAAGTTGCCATGCAGTCTGTTGAAATGGACATTCCGGTTCTGATCTGTGATGAGCCATACACCGGCAGTCAATTCTTCCAATTCCTGAACGCTATTTCTCAGCGTTGCGTCGTCCTTATTGACGAGTTTGAGAAAAAGTATGACGATGATGAGAAACAAAACTCTCTTCTGTCATTACTGGACGGCACAGGTACTGGCGGTAAGCTGTATCTTCTGACCTCAAACGCCCCTCGCGTGTCAGAGTTCCTGACTTCTCGCCCAAGCCGCATCTTCTACCACTATCGCTATGATAAGCTGGATGAAGAAACGCTGGTTGGTTATTGTCAGGATAACCTGAAAAATCCGGAGCAGTTGGAAAACATGCGTACTCTGCATTCACTGTCAACTGACTTCTCGTTTGATGTGATGCAGTGTCTGGTTGAAGAACTGAATCGCTACCCTGATGTATCTTTCGCTCAGTCTCTGACTGAACTGAACATCCACGTCACCGGTATGCTGGACCGTCATTATTCACTGGAACATGTGAAGATCAACGGTGAAGATTTCAGCACCACAGATATGCAGCGTATGAATCTGCTGACCATTTCTGATGGTAAAGATATTATCATGGGTCGCTGTTTTATCAATGATTGGGATTTGCAGAAAAATCTCTATCAAGCTGTTGGTAAAAACTGTAGCAATTTTTATAACCTCGATATGCTTCAACAGGAAGAGCGTGGTGAAGAAGTGGATATGGATGATTTTGATCCAGACTTCTCCTTCCGTCTGACCTATGCTCCTGAAGACACTCGTGCTAACACCGAGATTGTGGAAGTGCGTCGTACCTTTGGCGAGTTTGAAGTTGAGGTTCTGTTCAAGGCACATAAAGTGTCTCAGCAACAGGATTTCTACAACCGCATCTTTAAGTAATATTTATTGGCCTCTTAGCGGAGGCCATTTTCCAATCATCATATTAAGTGTGGATTGCAAAATGAAACTTCATAACATTCTGTATTTGAAATGGCGTAATTTCCTATATAGAAATATCCCAGCACGTATCAGTGACCGTCTTGATACAGAATCTAAAGTGAATTTTATTTTTGCTAAGAGGGTTAGTGATACGGCTAAGAGTCTTGAAGATCTTGAAAGTCGTGTCAAGCGTCTCGAAATGCTGGAGAAACACAGACTATGAAATTGTCTAAGAAGTTGACTAAGGTTGATTTCATTAATCAACTAGCCGAACTGGTTGGCAAGAAGATGTACCTCGTTCACAGTGGGCACCGCATTGGTAGTGTCACTGTGGTAGAGACTGAATCTTTGGTTGGTTACCCATTCCAAATAACCATCATCTTCACAGGCCGTGTTGGCAAACGTATGTCTATGTACCACAATGACGGTAATGTCAAAAGAATTTCTTGCAGCGGTGGTTGGGTGAATTCTGGCTATCGTATTAATGATCTTCTCGAACACCGGTCAATCGAAGTGGTTGAAGAAACCAAAGAAGAGGTTAAGCCTGTGCAAAAAGAACCTGTAGTAATCCATGCACCTGTAAGCCCAACCAATTTGGTTGAGTTTGCAAAGATAGGTGACGGTGTACCTTTCTGGTACAACAGAAAGCTGTACATGGCTGATGATGAAGGTGGTGCTCTTCGCTTAGAAGATGGTACTGCTGAAAGAATCGATATTGAAGCTCTGGTTCTTCCAACCACCATCGAAATCACCGTTACTGGAGATGTTCAGTAATGGAAATTCTTCGTAGAGATAAGACTGTAAAGTTCAGCACTCTTATGGGCGGTACAGTGTTTCTGGCTCATGGTGATATTCCATACCTAAAGCTGACTAATCCTGTGGTTCTGAAACATGAGCCAGATCGTGAATTCACTGCGGTTCATCTTGGTATGTCTGCAATGGCAGCAGTAACACCAGACACTGAGTGTGTTCCGTTAATAGGTCGTTTTGTTGAGGATGCAAAATGAAAGTTGAATTGAATAAAGAAGATGTTATTCCCCTGTCCCATATTGCGCAGGGAGACTGCTTTGTCTTCAATAACGGTAGCACGTACATGAGGATTCGTAACCCTTTTCACCACAATTCTCAAGAAGAGCGTGTAGACGTGGTAAATCTCACCAGTGGCGAAGCTACTTCGTTTAAATCAGATTCTCCTGTAGTTCCTGTAAAGATTACTGCGGTAGAAACCAAATAAGTGGACGGGAGTTGTAAACCCAGTTCCACTACCCTAGCAGTAAGATGCGTGGCTATCAACCACACCCTCGCTGTAGTGTTCAGTGCATCGAACTGCTAAGCCTTCCTGTTTTCGGTCAGGGTATCAAAACCGTTCAAATTCCGGGCGTTCTGGCATGAGCCTCTGACTTGTAACTCAAGTTATGCCATGGGTTCAAATCCCATGACGTCCACCAAACGCGGCGCAGTGATGTGTGTCTAGCGGAGTTGTTCTCCGTGAGGAGCCTTTCATCAAGGCAAACGAACTACATTAGCCGGTATTAGGTTAACGTGACGTGGCACGAATGAGGATGGGGTGGAGGAGCAATTCTGTGAAGCCACTACCCTCAACCATACTAATTCAAACAATGGGATGAAAACGTGCAGTTAGTAGAGTTGGATAACACCTATCGAAAGCAAGCGCCGAAGTAGTCCCACCCAATCTTTAGAGGTGGTTATGCCACTAATTAAAATAATCATAGGCATACCTATACTCGCTGTATTGTATGGCGCAGTAGTGATGATGTGCCCTGCTTTCTGGCCTTTATGGTCCTACGTGTTTAATTAGAGGTTAGCTGTGTCTAATAAACCAACTAGAGCTATTTGTATTTTTCCTTTTACTCTTGAAGTAACAGAGAGAGCTGGGAATCTCTACAGGTTTTCTGTTGCAACTGGAACTATCGCAGATCTTAAAGATGGTAAATGGAAAATCTGGTGTGGTGATGTATCAGATAAAATGAAACAGTATTTCAGACCATTACCAGAATGGTGATGAAGTAATCGGTACTCGTGTTAAGTTAGTGTAAATGTACAAAAGTTATAACAAGAAATTAATTTCCTCTGTTATCCACCCGTAACTACCACAGACAATTGGATTGTCGCTAACCGAAAAGGTAATCTACATGGGAAGACAACGTAATAATTCTCGCAGATCTAACCGTCAAACGGATTTTGAAAACATGGGAGCCACTTCTAATGTTGAACAACTCCACCTCGTAACCAAAGTTAAACGTGACTCCTCACCGATTGAAGCCCGCACTGCTAATCAAGCGCATTACATTGATGCTATTGAGAACAAAGTGCTAATCTTCTCAACAGGTGAAGCAGGTTGCGGTAAGACTTTCATCAGTTCTGCCTTAGCAGCAGAGCGACTCTGGAATAAAGAGATTGACAAAATCGTTGTCACTCGTCCAGTGCTTCAGGCTGATGAAGATCTCGGATTCCTTCCGGGCGATGTAGCAGAGAAATTTGCTCCTTACTTCCGTCCGGTGTATGACGTTTTACAGAAACGTCTCGGTGCTTCATTCCTTGAGTATTGTCTCAAACCACAAGTAGCGAAAGTAGAGATTGCTCCTTTTGCTTATATGCGTGGTCGTACTTTTGAAAATGCTTTTGTCATTCTTGACGAAGCACAGAACGTCACTGCATCTCAGATGAAAATGTTCCTCACTCGTATTGGTGAAAACTGTACAGTGGTAGTGAACGGTGACGTTACTCAGTGCGACTTACCAAGAGGCGTTCAAAGTGGTCTGGCGGATGCCTTACGTCGCTTTAACCCTGATGAATTGGTAGATCTGGTTGAGTTCACAGCAGAAGACTGTGTTCGTTCTGAAATCTGCCAGAGAGCATTGTTCGCTTACCGTTAACATGTGTCCCGGTGAAAGCCGGGCACAACAGATAGTGCATTATTGCAAACCCTTTCAACACTATGTGCTCGGCATTCCACTGACGGTGATAGTGTGCTATCTGTTGTGTTCCAAAGCACAACAAACAAACCCTTTTATTAACTTAGAAGCCGTTTGTCTCGTGAAATGATCTTACAATTCTAGGGAGTAACAGGGTTCATCCCCCTGCCCTATTTATTCAGAGGCTCCGACAGCAATGTCGGGGTCTTTTTTTTTTGCTCGGAGTTTGTTGTATGGAAGATCTTTTAGAGTTTTATGGTGTGTTGATGACCCTAGCTCTTGCAGCCCATCAACAACCTGACAAACAAGCAACAGCCATGCGTAATTGCGCTAGGAAGATGCTTGAACATGGTGGTCACTCAGAGAATATGCGTCGGTTCTTGAGAACAATGTCTCAGCCCGTATCGTTCTTTAACAGGTTTGATCCTGTAGGCCACTATCTCGCTGCGGTAAGAAGAGTAACGGCAATCACAGAGGACAGCCCCTTATCGTATGTATTTATCAAGGATGAGGAAGGCGAACGATGGATGGTACCCGATATGTAAGTGCAAGAGAGGCATTAATTGATGCATTTCTTGATGATGAATTCGAAGAAGGTTATGCAATCCTTTACCCCTTCGAAGAGTTTTATGTAATAAGAACTTTTCAACCAATTATTCTTCATTAAAAGGTACATGATATGACAGACCAAGCTGTAACTTTCCAACCTGCGGATGTTCTAAAGGAAGCTAACGACTTCATTAAGGACCACAAAAAGCGCACTGGCGAAACTCTGGCAGTTGATGCACTGCTGGTCAGCTCTCTGAAGCAGTGGAATAGCACTATCCACACAACTCAGTTGGGTATTCAGGAGATTCGTTTTCTGAACAAAGCGACCAACGTAGCTCTGGCAGATCTGAAAGCGCAGCGCATTGCTGCTGATCGTAATGGTGGTGGCGTAACCACCTCTAAACTGACCCGCAAAATCAATGCTGGTCGTCGTATCGTCAATCAGGCTCGTGTTGATTTGACTGGTGCTCGTGAAGGTCTGGTGCAGTTCAAAGCATCTCGTGATGCGATTCTGGCTGCACTGCGTTCTTATTACGCTTCTCTTTAAGGGGTAACTACTGTGACGGATTTCTGTGTAACAGCTCTTAATCTGGCTAAAATACATCATGAAAAACAGATGTATGGTGAGCTACCGTATTTAACCGGCCATCTGGAACCTGTAGCGTTTCAGGCTGAGTTAATTGCCCAAGGCTTACGGATGGATTCAGAAGAAATCCGTTTGGTAGTAGCCACCGCGTATCTCCATGATATTCTGGAAGATACAAAGTGTGAGCATAAGACGCTGGTATCAATTGGTATCCCTAAGATTGTAACGGATGCCGTTGTTCTTATGACAAAAGGTTGTGAATCTCACAATCAATATCTGTTCACTCTCAGCAATAATAGCTTAGTCGCTACAATTGTTAAGCTGGCAGATAGCATGTGTAATCATCGGGCATCACTGATTGACGGTAAGTTTACCAACGTCCTGAAGTATGCCAATAACATCAATTATCTTTCTACGGCCTTGAGCCGTTGGGCAGAGAAACGTGAGCGTTCTTAAAAAGTTCTTCGTCTTTGCAGTGTGTATCTTCGTCATTCTGTTCTGCTTCCGAGCATTCGGTTTGGTGAAGTGTACTGTTGCTCAGTACGATCTTAAGCGTCCTACCCATTTCAGCTTTGTTACCGGCAATTGCATGGTAGATGCTGGTAATGGTAGCAGGGTATATCTGAAATCACTGCGTGGTTATGGTGACGAAGGTGCAGACCAGTAAGCCGTTTCAAATGGACCGCTCACCATTCTTAGTGGGCAGTCTGTTGGGTAATCGCCCATTCATTTTCTATCGTTTCGACAAACGTTTCTATATGTCGATTTTTAACAAACCTCAAGAAAAGGTAATTCACTAATGTTCGGACTGAAAAACAAAATCCTCGGTATTCTGAAATCAATCAAGAAAATCGAAAACAAATCAGCTTTCCAAGCTACCGTAGCCTGTGCTGTCCGTGTTGCCGCTGCTGATGGCTCCATCGACGACTCTGAACTCGATCTGCTGGAAAAACTGCTGAAAGGCAGCCCGATGCTGGCTAACTTCTCTGGCGAAATTGATGCAGAGATGGGTAAATGGGTCGGCGTGTTCACTGGCGGCGGTCGCCGTTCAGCAACCCTTCAGGTTAACAACCTGCTGGAAGAGATCAAAAACAACAAAGAGCAGTCTGAGCAAGTGCTGGTAACGATCATTGACGTTGCTGACGCTGACGGCAATATCGACGACAGCGAAGTTGCGGTAATCCGTGATGTTGCTGCCCGTCTGAGCCTCGACGCTAACAAATACGGCCTGTAATAATGGATATGTTTTGGCTGTTTTATTTTGCAGCCATTCTTATCTATGTAATATTCTTTTTATAAGAAAATTATTAATAAGCCTCTTCGGGGGCTTATTACTGGTAAATCTTAGTCACCAAGAGGAAAAACAGGAAATGATTAAGCCGTCTGAATTAACTGAAGTAGAAATTATTACTAAAGTTGCAGCAAAAATTAAGGATACAAAGCATTCCTCACGGAAAGTTTTCACCCTTACCTTTGCTCAGTGTAAGAAACTCTTCCGTAGTACTGAAGTTTGTTTCTACACAGGACAACCTTTTGAAGATTTTAGCGATATTACCTTCGAAAGAATTGATCCTACTTTGGGTTACATTAATGGTAATGTAGTCTTGGTGAAAGCTGCCATTAATGACTTTAAGGGAAAGAATTTAGATCCTTTCTTCTTTAACAATCAGATGGACGGCGAAGAGGTTGGAAAACTTTTAATGCGGCTTGGTAAGGCTGTCAGTAAAAGAGCTAAAGCCAGAAAAGCGGCTGAAGCTGAAAACCAGAAAAAGATTCAGTCTCGACTGAGTTCTTTGGCACAACAAACTCAACTGATGAAAGAGAGCAAACAGCATGATCAAGTTAAAGATTAATGGTGTAGAGGTGGCTAGCAATCAGGTTAAATTCTCTGATGGCGCTTCAAGTTTCACACTAGAGGGTACGTTACCTCAGAATCCCGTCAAAGCTTTAATCTCAGCGAAACCCTCCGGCTCTCTGCCCGATCTGTTCTTTGAGATCGCTCAAGCTGTAGACGTTCTTCGTCAACTGAACAATCGCATGGAGATTAACCTCTTGATGCCGTATGTTCCGTATGCTCGTCAAGATCGTTCTATGCAGAGAAATGATGCCTTTTCTTTGAAGGTATTTTCTTCTCTGCTCAACAGCTTAAATCTGGATAAGGTTGTTGTGGTTGATGCACATAGCACTGTTTCCTGTGCTCTGATTAATAATGTTGTTGAAATCGAACAGCATCAATTAATTGGTTCGTCTAATGTGCTTCATTGCCTGCTGAAAGGTTACGTATTGGTAGCGCCTGATGCGGGTTCACTGAAAAAGATTGGCAAAGTCGCTGAGCTGATTAAGCCTAGCGGCAATGTCATCTTAGGTAAAGAGCGGGATACAACTACAGGGATGCTGTCCAACTTTCGTATTGTTGACAGCGACCTTTCGTCTCTCGAAGGCCGTAAGTGCCTGATTGTCGATGACCTGTGTGATGGCGGCGGCACCTTTATTGGTGCAGCTAATGTTCTGAAACAGGCTGGTGCAAGTCAGGTGGATTTGTTTGTTTCTCATGGCATCTTCAGCCGTGGTGTTGAAAATCTGTTGGATAATGGTATTGGTCATATCTTTACCACCAACAGCTTTGCTGATGTAACAACAAATCCAGATGTAACTGTGTTTCCTCTGGAATACACGCTCAACAACTCATTTTACAGTTTAGGGATTCGTTAATGAAAATTAACCCGCTCTTCGCCATTGATGGTTATAAAACCGGGCATCGTCAGCAGTATCCTGTGGGAACTGAATTGGTGTACGGGAACTTTACTCCTCGTACAAACAAGCACTTTAAGTCACCATTCTTCTCATTCCGTAAAGGCGGTAGCCCATTAATCTGGGCTGGTATGCAAGCTTTTGCTTTGCAGTGGTTGCAGGAGACGTTCAATGAGAACTTCTTCAGTCAGCCGAAAGACCGCATGGTAAACGAGTTCGTGGCATTCATGGATTCGTATATCGGTAAAGGTGCTGTCCCTGCTGATGGTGTAGCCGCACTTCATGACCTCGGTTATCTTCCGATTGAAATCAAAGCAATCCCGGAAGGTTGCTATGTGGACATGAAAGTTCCAGTGTTTACTATCGTGAATACGCAATCAGAGTTCTTCTGGTTGGTAAACTATCTGGAAACTTTGTTAAGCGCAGAATTGTGGCCTGTAGCGACTGCTGCGACCATTGCGTTTAACTATCGTTGTATCGGTGAGTATTGGTCTGTCAAAACCTGTGATACCGCAGATCATCTGGACTGGCAGTTCCACGACTTCAGTGCTCGTGGCGACATGGGGATGTGGGCGAATACGTTGGTTGGTTTAGGTCATCTGTTCTCCTTTACGGGAACTGACTCTGTACTGGCTTTACGTCGTCTCCAGTTACAATACGAAGTCGATTGTCTCGACGGTATGTCTGTAAATGCTACAGAACACAGCGTAATGTGTATGGGTGAGAAGGTTAGCGAAATTGAAACCTTCCGTCGTCTGATTACAGAAACGTATCCCGAAGGTATCGTGTCAATTGTCAGCGATACATGGGACTACTGGAAAGTTGTGTGTGAAATGCTGCCACAACTGAAAGATACAATCACCAAGCGAAATGGTAAGGTTGTTATCCGTCCTGACTCTGGCGACCCTGTAGATATTATCTGCGGAGAGCGGTTCCTTGACCTCGACGAACTGGCACACTTGGGTGATGCCCTAGTTTACATGCGTAAAGCTAAAGCTGATGGCTTGGTGTGTCGTTATCGTAATGAATATTACCGTCTGGTCAAAGATGGCTTTGTGGCTGTACCTGAACATGTCATTAAAGGTTCTATCCAGATGTTCTGGGAAATCTTTGGCGGTACTGTGAATGGTAAAGGCTTCAAAGTCCTGCACCCGTCTATTGGTCTGATCTATGGTGATTCAATCACTATGGACCGTGCTGATGAAATCTTCGACCGTCTGGCGGAGAAGAACTTCGCCTCTTCAAACGTAGTGCTGGGAATCGGCTCGTATACCTACCAGTATGTGACTCGTGATACCTTTGGTTTTGCTATGAAAGCCACCTATGGCATTGTCAACGGCGAACCTCGTGAGATCTTCAAAGACCCGGCTACTGATGACGGGACTAAGAAATCTCTCAAAGGCTTGATGTTCCACAGCCTTAGCGACTCTGGTGTATGGTCTGTTAAAGACCAAGCTACACCGGAAGAAGAGCAGGAAACGCAGTTAACGACCATCTATAAAGACGGTAAGATTCTGTGCTTCGATACTGTCTCTGAAATCCGTAACCGCATCAAGTATGCTGTTGCCACTTTTGTGAAAGCCAAGCTTTCTAACGACAACAAAACAAAGGTCAAATCAAATGGGTAATCCGATTGGGTTGTATCTAGCACTAGGCGTGGTTCTGGTGCTTTCGATTCTTATTGACTTCTTTGGTCATAAGGGTAAGAAAGAACAGACGCTAGGCCAAAGCGTGTTGTGGTCCATTTTCTGGATTGCTATCGCTGTAGGCTTCGGTGGTTACATCTACCTTGCTTATGGTGCTGTACCAGCCAGTGAATATTTCTCAGGTTATGCAATGGAGAAAGCACTCTCGATTGACAACTTGATGGTGTTTATGGCGATATTTACATTCTTCGGTATCACTGATAGTGCAAGAGAGCACAAAGTCCTGTTATGGGGCATTGCTGGCGCTCTTGTCTTCCGTGGTATCTTTGTGATGTTAGGTACTAGCCTATTCAATCTGCATTGGTCAGTCCAAGTTGCTTTCGGCGTAGTTGTTCTTTATTCGGCATATGTCGTTATGAAGGGCGATGATGGGCACAAAGAGGTTAATTATAATGAAAAAGGTTATATCCGGTTCATTAAACGGTTCTACCCTGTGGATACAAATTCAAACAGTAACAGCTTTTTCACTGTTACTAATAGGGTTCGGGCTGTTACTCCTCTTTTCCTTTGCATGGTCACTATTGAACTTAGTGATATCATGTTCTCGTTCGATTCCGTCCCAGCAGTCATCGGAATCACGAAGGAACCGCCTCTCGTCTATGCGGCGATGGTGATGGCTATTCTCGGTCTTCGTGCCCTGTTCTTTGTACTCGGTGCGCTGATTAAGAAACTGACTCGTCTTAGCTTCTTCGTAGGACTTATCCTTGTATTCGTCGGTGCGAAGTTGATCGGTCATCCATTTGGTTATGAAGTTGAAGCGATTCACAGCCTATATGTAGTGTTGGGGCTGTTAGGATTGGGTGTTGTAACGTCGTTGGTATTCCCAGCGAAAGAACAGCAATCAGCTTAACCAACCTTCCTACATGTTAGGCTTCTCAGGAGGTTTAGCATGATGGAATATGTGTTGACAGCGATGGGGTATACAGCAGTTGGGTATGCTTCTTGGAAAGTTCTTCAGTATGTCGGTATCTGCATTTTAGCTATGTTTGGTATTGAGTTCGTTAAATATGATCCCGATGAGGGATATGATGACGAAGATGACGAAGACCTGAAATAGAGTTATTAATCGAGGCTGCTTTTTAAGTAGCCTCTTTTATTAGTTCTGGAGGTAGTAATATGCACGGTAATAAAAGGTGGACTCCAGCAAGGATTGATAAGCTGGAATCTGTATATCAAGCAGGTGGTATTAAAGCCGCCGCTAAGAAGTTTAAAATCACTGAGAATTATTGCAGAGATTTGATTAAAAGATATAACCTACGACGACCCAAATCACGACTTGTTTGGGAAGAAGGGGATGATTACTTAATCGTAAGCCTTCGAACTGAAAACATGTCCTTTGCAGAGATTGCAGAGAAGATGGATAAGTCAGTTGAACAAACTCGTAATTATATTTCATATCTTAAACGCAATGGTCGTTATTATGACTTGTTTACAAGATATGTCATCGAAAACCATTCGAGGTTAAAAGTTTAGTATGAAAAGTATTGCAAAGATTTCACATGTTGAAATCGTAACCCGGAAGTATCGTGATGCTGCTGAATATAAAGTAGCTTATGGTCGTATTAAAGACGATAAGTCTAATCATGGAAATCACCCATTTCCAGATGGTAGTGAAATCCGTACTTCAGAAGTAATGGATGTTGTGACTGAAAATGATGTTCAATACATTGTAACAGCAAACTCTGTCTACGAAGTTATTGGCGATATTCAGTACGTTGGTTGAGTGCTGTCCCTTCTACGGAGGGGATTTTACTGAATCAATAACCCCAATCAAGGAAAAGAAAAAATGGCCTTACTCGGTATCAGTGGTAAACCCTCCCACGCTTCAGCAATGAAGCTGTTCACTAAAGCTCATCAAGAGCTTCAAGCGGCTCAAGAAGTTAACGCCGCAGAAAAAGCAGATGCCGAAGCAAAACTGGCTATCTGTAACAGTGAAGAAACCAAACTTCAGACCGCCCTGAACTTCATGGACAATCTGTTTGGTACTTCTACCTCTACTGCATCACAGGAAGTTACTACCGATGCATAAGAAATCCCTTCTGATTTCAGCCCTCTTATTGGGGGCTTTTGCTCTCTCCGGTTGTGATGGTAATGATAACACTGTCAAACTGACTGCTGACCAACAACTGCGCCTTGCTGAGATTAAGTCTCAGGAGCGTATTGAGATGGCTCGCATCAATGCTGAAAAAGCAAATCAGCTTAACTCCCAACCTCAACAGGTAACTTATAGTGAAAGTACTTCGTATCCTGTCGATGATCTGCCTAGCGGTGGGTCTGGGAACGTTAATAACGACAATAGCAGCGGTATGGGTTCTCACCTTCTTGCTGCCGGTGTCGGGGCTGTAGGCGGCTATTATGCCGGTAAGTCTGCGTCAACGCCTCAAGGACAGCAACGCATCCAAGAGACTAAGCGTAAAGCTTACACTGGTTATCGCTATGCTAAAAGCAAAGCGTCTTCAAAGTATCGTTCGTATAAATCGAACAAAAAACGTTAATAAGGGTGATTAGCAAATGCTTAAAATTCACGTAAAACTTTTCAGTAAACATCTTTTGGTAAGTCTGCGTGACATGGAAGTCGGCATGATCTACAAGGGTAACAAGGGGTTGCCTAAAATTGTAGTTCACAAAACAGCTCGCTGTATCACAGTTCGTAACGTAGGTGAAGAAAAGACCTACTCTTACGGATTTGCTCTTCGAAATCGTCGCGGTCATGCTATCGGTATTCGACCCATGAAAGTATTTGCTATCGCCAAAAACGATGCAAAAGATATCAAAGCTCTGGTAAAGAAAACTAGCACTGTATAAGGTAAACTACTGTGACGAAGATTCGTACAATTGTAGGTACAACAGAAAATTTGGAACTTCTGTCTGAAATGGCTGCCAAGACTGTGCAGGATGCACGGAACACGGCTGCTTATTATGGCGCTGCCATCACTGGCGGCAAAAAGAAACTGAACTCTGCGCTTAGTCGTCAAAAAGCGATGAAAGCGGTACTTCGTCACCGTAACAAGTTCCCTCCGAGTGTGGGCAAAGAAGTAGCTCGTCAAAAAGAAGATGCTGCTTTTGTTGAAGCTCAGGCTCGTGGGGAGCTGGCTAACTTCAAGGAGCATTATAATCTTGCTCGTGAAGTTGAGTTTATGGCGGCATCCATGCTCAAACTTATCGAGGAACGTTCTGATGTTTCCAGTAACTCTTGAAACAACTGCTGGTAGAAAAATGACGTATTCCCCTCCTTGTTATGGATTTATCCGTGAAGATGAGTGGGAATGCGATCAGGAAACTGGCTGCTCTGGTGTAGGACTTCGTTACAAATTTCCATACAGACCGGAAAGCGAAGCAAGACCTTTCGGTACTTATCGTCTATCTCAGATGGCTGGTTTTATTCATTCTGACGACTATTTAGAGCTTTCCGATTTAAAAGCTATCTGGAACTCCGGCACTCATGTACCGTCAGTCGGTTTGGATAATAACGGCAAACCAATTGCTTGGCAGCATCACGAGGCAGGGGTTGTTTATGATGAGAATGAAGTAGAAGGTTCTCGTCGTAAAAACAATCTTGAGCGTTGGTGCGAAGAGAACTGCAAAGAAATCAGTATGCAAGAAGTTATGGAAGGTTTACAGTCTTGGGTAGATAAAGACTCTAAATCAGCACTTCTGTGGCATTCTGATGGTTATATGGGAGTTCGTGCAGATATCCCTTGTGACCGAGCGATGTTCTATCTGATGATTAATCGTGAATTAAACACTACAGATTATTATGAAAGATCTAAGATGTTCCTTGATAACTGGTTTATCAAAGGGAACAATCCAATGGTGTCTTTCCTCATCAGCCGTTTGATCTCTAAAATGTCCCACGCTTTCCGTGATCCGAGTGTTGAGTACACTGGTAATAGTGGGGATAGCTGTATTATTCCTCACTACATCATCTGTAATGGTTTAGGTAAGCTTTACTCTGAACCTTCTCAAATCTCTTGGTTGCAGCATTCGTATAGCAGCGGCACCGGTCATCATCGAGATGAAGATTTGGAAGAGCTTCAGTTTACTCATCCTAAATGCTCTGAGTATTCGAGCAGTTCATTGTTCCTCGCAGTGTCTCAGTTAGAGCAGAAAGAAGGTGGCCTTTATCTTGGAGATAAGTTGGCGTACCCTGTCGGACTCGCTCTGTGTGCTGAAGCGATTGATCCTAAGTATCATCCTTCTTATCCGCTGAACACTTATCGAATCGGAACTACGCTCGATGAGGCAGAGACGGCGGAAATGTTGGTTGTCCCACGAGAAGAATGGGATACTGTAATTCTTAAACTTTTGATGGATAACGAATAATGGCAACCTCCTTTACGGCTGCATTTAGCGAACCTCGTTACGGCTCTCCTATTGTTCATGCACGGAGAGCGTGTTTTGGGTCGTTTAACTGTACAGGCCACGAGCACAGGCAGTTTCTGGATAAAATGGAATGGCATCCAGAGTCAGGCTCAGACACTAAAACGGCAAAGGAGTGTGTCGATTTTGTTCACAGCTTCGGCTTTTGGGAGGGGTTATTCCATTTAACTTCTCTCGGTGGCGTAGCTTCAAACTTCGATGGTGTGCAAGCTGACCAGCTTATCACTGCGTATATGACCGCCCGTAATTATAATGTTGGTTATTATAATTTTATGGAAGGCAATACCGGTTCAGCGCACATGCCTGATGATGTACAACGTAAAAAGATTCTTTTTACTGCGTATGTTGTTGGTATTTCTACTAATGTTTTCGGTCAGATTAATGTCAGTAGTGGTGTTGATAATAACGAATCAACAACAATTGTTCTCTATGACGCTGACGATGCTTACGCTTTGTATCTAATGGCCTTTGGTACAAAAGCTGAATGCGAAGGCTTGTTTGTTCAGGGTCGTATGTTCCAAGGTCTTAATGACAATGGATATATTCGCAATCAAAGTCGAAACTTATCGCAGTTACGTCGTACATTAACATCTAATCAAGGTGATGCTTACGCAAACCTCGCTGACTGGATGCGTGCTTATCTGCGTGGCCCTGCTGCGGAGAGCACTGGTAAGCTGGGACGTTTAACGGTAGGTCAGTTTAAAAACCGGATGCGTGAACGTTCTCGTATCTCTAATGCCAATGGCCTCGAAGTATTTTTCTCAATGTTTGAAGAATTAAAGGATCTGTATTCATGATGCGTTTTTCAATTGGTTCTGACCCTGAAATGTTTACCGTGAAGAACGGTGTTGTTTCATCGGTAGCAGGTTTGTTGGGTTGCAGCAAAAGCGAAAAGCTGCATCTGAGTGAGCGTGTCCGTCTTCAGGAGGACAATGTACTGGCTGAGTTTGACATTAACCCTTGCGTGGGCTTCGATCAGTTTAACGAAGTTATGCAGGAAGGTTTAGACCTGACTCAAGCTTTGTTGGAAAAACATGGTTTGGAGATTGCAACCGGTGTTAGTAGCCACATCTTTTCATCAGCGGAGCTTAACAGCTTCCACAAAAGTGCTTTCGAGTTTGGATGTACTCCAGACTTCAACGCTTTCACTGGTCGCCAGAATGCCTCCCCGACCTCCCAAGACCCCGGTTTACGTACTGCTGGCGGCCATATTCATATTGGCTATGCTGAAGCTGTTCGCGTAGATCGTCAGTCGCAGTTAACTGCTGGCTGTCTGTGTGATTACTTCCTGTCGCTTCCAGCGATGTTCGAAGATAATGACACTCGTCGTAAAGAGCTGTATGGAAAAGCGGGTGCAATCCGTTACAAAGAGTATGGTATTGAATATCGTTCTCTCGGTAACTTCTGGACGTTCACAGAAAATCTGCGTCGTATGGTATTCGACCAGACTTCTAAAGTCGTTCACAACCTGTCAACTGACAAACTGGTCGAGCTGAACTCAATTCTTCCAGTGCAGCGTCTGCAAGAGATCATCAATGCGAATGATCGTCGTACAGCAGATTCTTATCTGGCTCGACTGAACATCATCTAAGGGAGCAACCTAAAAATGAGTTTAGTAAGAGACTATCAGCACTACTACTGCGGTACGTGGATTGCTCAAAAAATGGGAGAGTTAAATCTCCCTATTTATGTTGAAAGTGTCGAAGATACTTCTGATTTTGACTCTGACAACTTCACTGAAGAACATCGTGCAAGCCTTCAATTCCACGGTCTTCGTTATACCATCAACCCAAATGGTCGTGTTACAGGTAGTCGTGTCCAGATTTCTGTTATGGATGCTTCTCTGGAACTGGAGTCACCTGATGTGGGTTATGTCCTTTTAGGTCGCGATATTCGCTGGACAGTCATTCGTCCGGTTCGTCAGCGTCTTAAGGGCATGGCAGGCAATAAGATTCATGGAGCCAACTTAAGTAACGGTGCGGGCAGTAATGCGGCTAAAATGGTCTATGACCTCTTTAATCCGTCATTTGAAGGGCTTGTTGACCGTTATACGTATGTTTGCCCTCATACGAATAAAATCCACTATAAAGGTGCTGAAATCGGTGTTTGTGACCAAACCGGTCGTATTTTCACTGTTTTGACCCGTTTTGGCTATGTTCGTCGTCGTTTAGCCAATTTGTATCCAGATTTCACTTTTCAGATTGTTGAGGCACTATGAGCACTGTAGCACAGATTATTGGGCACAGAGCACCTGTTTTGGGTGCTCCTCATCCAAAATTAGCCTTTAACTCGAATATCGGCATCGAGTTGGAGATTGAAGAGGTTAGTTACCTTGATGTGCCCGGTTGGACCTGTACAGAGGATGGTTCACTGCGTAATGGCTGTGAATTAGTCTGTTCAGAACCTTATAGCGGAGAAGAACTGTATTCTGCTATTGAAAACCTGAGTAATGCGGTCACTCGAAGTGATGCTCAGGGTACTTGGCGTTGTTCCACTCATGTTCACCTCGATGTTCGTGATTGTGACACAAACACAGTAAAAAAGATCATTCTCGGATGGGCTTTTTATGAAAAACTGCTGTTTAAGTGCTCTGGCTTCCATCGCTATCGTAGTAACTTCTGTCCGGCTTTTGCCGTAGTGCAAGCGCAAGTGATTAATGCTTCTGTTGCATTCAATTACGAAGATTCGACGTTTATTGATCGTCTTGTCCGTAGTTGGGATAAGTACACATCGCTGAATCTGTTGCCAATTACTCAGTTTGGTAGCGTCGAGTTCCGTGTAAGTGAACCAAAGTGGAAAAGAACCAACCTTTTGAATCTAGTCAATCGTTATTTGACTATCAAGAAGTTGGCTGTGGAAAATAATCACTTGAGCAATCAAGAGTTTATTAATCATCTACAGTCTCTCGGTTTTTCTCCGATGATCGATTATCTGCCGTTGGATTACAATATCAACGAAGATGATTTAATCGAAGGTTATGAGCTGGCAAACGATGTTTTAAACTTACGAGCAAGTGATGTTAATGTCATTCCTCGTATTCGTTTAAATCCAGCATCACCTGAGACTGTTTCTCAGCATGTCATTTCTGTCGATATCATTCCTGACTGGTCTTCATATGTAGACCATGCGATGAGACAAAATACTCGGTATCGTCTCGTTTTCCAACAGATCTTTGATGTTCGTCGTCACAGCGAAGTCCAAGAAATGACTATGGATCAGTTCCGTCGTCTGATTGATGGATGGGATGCAACTTATCAACCTGATGACTCACGAGCTATTCGTGATGTAGTGGTCAGACGTTTTAACGAATTCTATGAATCGGTAGTTGATTCACTTTAAATGTAAATTAGAGGATGTATTAAATGTGCGGAATCGTATTAGCAGGTGGCAATCTCATCACAACTGAAATCGAAATCTTCAACCAACTGCTGTATGCAGATGTATTCCGTGGCGTTCATGCCACCGGTGTATTTGCAAAGCGGATGCAAGAAGGTATCGTAATGGCGAAGGATGCTGTCCCTTCCTATCTCTTCCAACACGATGATGCCTATAAAAAGGTGTTGCTGGGCGGTGGCAAAACCAGCCTTGCTCCAGCGTTCATCGTAGGGCACAACCGTCATGCAACCCGTGGCGCTGCAAGTGATCCGAAGGGAGCACACCCCTTCCAACACGGTAACATCACGTTAGTCCATAACGGCACACTGACAGATCAGTCACTTCTTCCAGACCATGAAAAGTTTGCGGTAGACAGCGATAACATCTGTTATTCAATCAATAAAATCGGTGCGGCTGCAACTATCCAGAAATTGGATGGTGCATTCACTCTGGTTTGGCATGATGCCACTGATGACACTGTTCATATCATTCGTAATGAAGAGCGTCCATTCCATCTGGCTAAATGTGGATTAGATTGGTTTGGTGCGTCAGAAGAAGACATGCTTATGTGGATTCTGAAACGTAATCGTTCAACCAAGTCTCGTTCGTTGGAACACTTCGAATGTGAAGTAGGTGTGGAATACATCTTCGATGTTTCCGGTAGTGTTAAACGTTTTGTACTGAAAGATAAGGTTAAACACGATCTTCCAGTTTTTACGTATGCCAGCCGTTGGGGAAACTATGGAAGCGTCTGGCAAGGAAATCAAGGAAACAGAAGCTCCGCGAGCACAACGACGACAACAGCAGACAGAAGTTCAAACGTAAGGGCAGAACAAAACGCTCTCGCAATCAAGAACAATATCAGTATTCGGATTGATGATCGTATCGTCTTTACTCCAATGAGCTTTATGCCATTCAACGGCACTGGTGCAGTTAATGGTAAAATGACCGGCTGGCTGATGGATGGTGATCATGAATATGTTGAAGTTGATGTATTCAATGTTCCTCGTCAGATGTACGAAGATGCTCAATCAGATCCTCGTTTCGATTTGACCGGTACAGTGAAAAGCTTCCTGATTGTCAAAAATCAGTTCCGTGTCATTGTTAATGGAGTTTCTATTGTTCGTCCGTCAACTGGTCGTCAACTCGCTAAGATTGATGCTGAATTGACGGAGCTGAATGATGATATCCCTTTTGATGTGGATGCGATTGAAGGTGAAGTAGATTCCTTCAAAACCATCGCTGGTGACACGATTACTCGTCGTTTCTGGTATCAGCATGATCATGGTGTTTGCATGGGTTGTAACCACCTGATTGATTGGAAAGATGCGCCAAAAGCGGCGTATGCTTACAATGGTTTCTGGCATCCACATTGTCTGAGAGAATCTGAAAAAGCTGAAGAAGCTCTTCGTGAACAAGAGAAAGATGATGCTGATATCTTCGTCTGTGCAGCATGTGGTAATGAACGTCGAATGAAGGAGCTGGACCCAACAGTTTCTTCTATTCGTAGTGAAGATGTTTGTGTCTCTTGTGCCACCAAGATTCTGGCAGAGAAAAACAGTTCAGGTAGTCTGAAGACCCAAGAGTATCAGAATGCTCGTTACACTCATACTGATGCTGAAGGTAAGACTGTAGTAGGGAACCGTCTGTTCAGTCGTTCTGAGTTTGATAGAATGATTCGTGAACGTGACAGTGACCGTCTGCTGTTTAAAGATTTAGCGAAAGCTCGTATTACTAAGCGTCATGACAATGTGTATGCTTATTTCTACAAAGTTGATCGCTCTTTGGATGAGGGGGAAAGCGCCAATACTGGCGCAACATTTCACACTCTCCACAAACAACTCAGAAAACCTGACGGCACCCTCGCCAACATTACAAAAGCCCTCTGGAACAATATCGGGATTTGTAAAAGCTGTAAAGCGCCTATTCCTTGGCGGGATGTAGAAAAATGCGATATGACTGAATTAAGTCATGTTATTTGTAAAGACTGTAAAGGTGAATGAAATGGAAGTTAAAAAGATCTTATTGGACGATGTGACAGTGGTTCGCAAGATTCCAATGTCAAATGCAGGATGCGATAATCTTCGAGCTGCTCAGAAGTATCTCGTAGACGGTATGACCGAACGTTTAGGTAAACCAGTAGAATTACCGTTCCCGACTGTGATTCACATGGTGTTGGCCGATTTTGTCAAAAGGAACAACATTAATGTCACAGGCAAATCAGGCTAATATTGATTTAGCTTTTAACTTGGCATTGCTCAGTCGATTAGTGACTGAGCAGTATCGCCTGTATAATCTCATCTTTGTATTGGGTGCTCCATCTGATGCAGAGCATGAGGTAAGTCTTTATAAATATGAACTTCTTGAAAACGAAATCCAAGACGTTCTAGTAGCTCTTCATAATATCAAGGAATCTTTAAAATGAATCGCATTGCTATTTTACCTTACGGCCCATCAAACTCTTGCGGCGTTCTGCGTGATGCTCTGGTAACAGCTTTGGAGGATATTCCAAATGCTCGTGTCGTTCTTCTTCGTAGTGGCAGCAATAGCAGCTTCCGTGGTCGTCGTGGTGATATTGTAATCAACTATGGCAATCGTTCAGCATCTGCTGAAGTGTTTGGTCAGGCTGTTGTACTGAACAACCAAGCTTCTCTGAACAACGCAGCAAACAAGCTGAACGCTTTAACTGTAATGCGTGATGCCGGTGTTTCTGTTATCCCATTCACCACCAGTCGTGAGCAAGCAGCAAGCTGGGCAGCGCAGGGTGAAGTTCCAGTATATGCTCGTACTGTACTGAACGGTCATTCTGGTGAAGGTATTCAGGTTTGTGGTCCAGATTCAGTCGGTCCACTGTTCCCACAAGCACCGCTGTACACCAAAGGTATTACTGGTCGTCGTCGTGAATGGCGTGTTCATGTGTTCAATGGTGTAATCACCCATGTTCAGGTTAAGCGTCGTCGTAACGGTTATCAGGATGACCCTACCTACCGTGAAGATGTACGTAATCACAGCACCGGCTGGATTTATGCGACTGAGAATATCAACCCAAGTGATGCGGTACTTCGTAATGCAGTAGCTGCTGTAAGTGCGATGAACCTGAACTTCGGTGCTGTTGATGTGATCAGTAAGAATGATGATGCATGGATTCTGGAAGTTAATACAGCGGCAGGTTTGCAGGCTGATACAACTCTGGATGCGTTCGTGACTTCAATCAATGCACAAGTTCGTCATCTTCTTCTGAACGAACCACTGAACATTCCAGCTCGTTTTGCAACGCCTCCAACTGAAGTTCCAAACTCAGTCGAAGATGTTATGGAGGTTATTGAAGAACCTCGTGCTGTAACTCCAGAAGCCGCTCCAGAGGTTGGTCGTAACCGTGCTGCACCTCGCGCACCACAAGCTCCAGCAACACCCCGTCCGGTTCCTACTCAGGTAGAAGACCTTGGTGCTGAATCTATGGTATCACAGTGGGCACATCGAAATCTGGTTGATGGTTATTACTTGGGTGAGGTTCGTTTAGCTACCCACGATACTTGGGCTTCTAATGTCATCCTGTGGGTTTCTAATAACCTCGTGTATCGTCATGGTTGGAATCACCCAATCAACAGCGATAATGCTCGTCATCTCGTAAAAATCGATCAAGTTGCTGCTGGTAGCCGCACCGTTCCTGTTTTATAATTCATAAGGTAAATAGTATGTCATTGGAAGACATTTTAGATCGTGGTTTCATGGAAGAGAAAGAGCCGTTAATCATTCACTCTCGCAAGGCTCTTAAGGAGCTTTGTGGTGAGTACGGAATTACTAACGAGCGTCGAGTATCAAGTGAATATTCTGCTTTTGTTATCTATATGAACCGTGGTGATAAAGAATCCGCAGCTCGTATGTTAGCTCAATGGCAGGAAGATCCTGCTGTTACCCACATCCCTAAATAATCTGACGACCCGGCCTTGTGTCGGGTTTGGAGTTTGAATGAAAACTTTCGTAGTCAAACCTAATGAAGATGGTTCCTTTGAAGTTAAAGCTGAGCGCATCTATCGCTCTCAGAATTGGATTGAATTTTCAACTGACACTGGTGTAGTTGCAATGATCCCATCTCACCTGAATGTGGTTGAAAAATCTGCTTTAGTTCTATAACTACTGTGCCGTAAAGCACCAATAATCTAGGAAAGAAAATGGCAACTGTTACTCAGTGGATTCGTGTAAATAAAAACACGAAGAAAGAATATCGTATTGGTATGGTATTTGAAGTTCGTGTGGCAAACACTGTTGTAGGCCATGCAGAGGTTAAATCTGCAAAAGCTGCTGATGGTGAACTCTATCTTCGTGCAGTTATTAACACCAAGGGCGTTAGCTGTCTTGATGTTAAACAAAACAAAGCTGTATTCTCAAATAACTTCTTCTTTGGTTTTGCTATCTATGAGAAAGTTGTTACTGAAGAGCCTCAGATGGTCACTGAAGTGTTGGTATCTAAAGCAAATACCACTACGAAAAAAGGAACTTGCTATATTGCAAGACCTTATCGAACACGATTTTCCAGCACTGAATACAGCATTCAATGCCTCTATGAAGGTCAGGTAGAAATTACTGATCTCAATACTGGTAGAAGTTGGTCTGAAGAAGCTACATATTTCAGCGAAATTCTTTTTCTGAATAACTGTTATCTGTACTGGTTAAAAGGTCAGACAGTTGAAAATGCCAAGGGTGAATTAGTTGATATCCCTGTTACCGGGACAATCACTAAAGAAGCTATCACTGACTACTGGATTGTTTGGTCGCCATCAGCAAAAGTCCCACCGAGTCAAAAGTTTGTAAGTCGTAAGCAGGCTAAAAAAGTTGCTTGCATTATGAGCGAAAGAACTGGTGATCTTTTCTACTACTGCAAAATTGAAGGCTCTGCTGAGCAGGGTGTCATTTCTTCCTAGTATTATCATAGGGTACTTTATGAGTATCCTATTCTGATTACTTGTTGGAAATAAGATGAAAAAATATACAATCACAGGAAGAATGAGTAATGATGGTGATTGGTATTATCTAACCACCTGTACAAAGTCTGAACTCGAAACAAAGATCGAACACTATTCAAAAACGTGGCGATATTTACAGTGGGAGTTAGTAAACATGAAAATCGGAAGTCCTGAACATAAAAAGTTTCAGGAGAAAAATGGTCAAGAACTTCGTAAACGTTTACAAAAAGAAGTAGACGCTGGTCCGAAGGGAAACGGCATGTTTGATAAGTTAAGTCATTCTTTTTCAAAGAGTTTGTTGGATGGCTTAAACAGTATAAAGGTTGTTAAATGAAAGCTCCTTCACCAAAACCATATTGGTTTCGAGAGGGGTGCGACTGCTTTGGATGCACCTTAATCTCAAAATCTTTTGGTAGTGAACGTCGTAAGTTGATAATGAACTTTCTTTCCGATAAGGATGATGGTTGGCGTATCAACAAAAAGTATACTCCTCAGTTCAAAAAAGATCCTGACTTACAGAAGCTTGTTAAGCAGGGTAAAATTCGTTTAGTCAGTAACAAAATCTATAAGGTAGAGAAATAATGTCTCAGAAAATCGTCCCAGCAGAAGGTAAAACTTTCGTAGCAGTATATGGTTCACTGCGTACCGGTATGAGTAACTACGGTGTGAATCTCCGTGCTGGCGCTGAGCTGGTTGGTAAAGGTCGTACCGTTGATAACTACGATCTGCATCGTTATGCCGGTTGTTATTTCCCGTCAGTATCTTTGACTCACTCTGATTCAGAGATGCCTGTGGTTGTTGAAGTGTTTGAAACGACTGATGCAGGTCTGACCGGTCCTTACGATTCACTGGAAGGTTATCCAAGCTTCTACAATCGTACTGTTGTTCCAGTAGTTCTGGATGACGGTCGTGAAGTTGATGCATGGATTTATCACATCGACGAAAAACAGAAAGATGTAGTTGCTTCTGGTGATTGGGTTGCTTATCTGGATAACTTACAGGCGGCATAATGTCTTTGGTTAATCAAGAAACTTTAAAAAGGTTAAAGGAGGAGAGGACTAATGCCTCTCGTCTTTATACTGACGCTGGGTATCAAGTGGCAATGCGAGCTTTAGATGCAGCTATTGCACAGCTTGAACAACTCTCTCTTTTAACTGCTGAATTAGAAGTAACGGTCGTCCAGAAGGGGTGATCACATGTCCAAAGAGGTTGAAGAACTTCGAATGCTTCAAGCTCGGTTGTGTTTCTTCAGGAGTAAGATCTATAAGTTTGAGATCTACTTGTCAGAGCAACAGCTCAAAGGAACGAAGAACACAATTGAGTATGCTAAGAAAAATATCAAAGCATATGAAGTAGCTGCTGATACATGTCTAAGACATATCGGTGAGCTAATAGGATAAGTAGTTATGCTCAGGGAAACTCAAGGAGAGATTAGAGCATGAAGTCAAATAAAATTATCGTGGGTGATACAGCTTGTCCGTCTTGCCGCTCTATGGGCAAAGACAAGTCGGGCAACCACCTTATCCTGTTTCACAACACCGAATCGGATGAGCGTTGGGGTTCTTGCAACCGTTGTGGTCACTATGAAGTCTTTGACAAAGGCAATATGCCTGAAGTCACTGAGAAGAAAGAGCTTAGTCCAGAAGAGCTACAAGAGATTCTGGATGAAGTCATGGAACTTCCTCAGAAAGACTTAACTGAACGTCTCATTCCAAAAGCTATTGCTGAACGCTTCGGTGTTCGTGTAGGGCTTAGTTGTGAGGACGGTCAAACACCTGTTAGTTATTTCTTCCCAAGAGAAAAGAATGGCGACATTCAAGGGTATGAAGTCAAAGGTATTCTGAGAAAGACTTTCTATTTTGTAGGTCAGGTTAAAGAATCTGACTTCTTCGGTCTGTCTCAAGCCATGCGTGGTGATGTGTATAACAAGAAGCTTTTCATCTTTGAGGATGCTTTGAGTTGCATGTCTGGTTTCCATGTACTGACGACGTACACAACTGCAACCAACATCAAGCCAGCTTGTGTTGCTCTTCCAAATGGTGCAGGTAGTATTTCTTCCGTAATGTCTCGTAACCGTGACTTCCTTAACGGCTTTGATGAGATTGTTATCTGTATGGATAATGACTCAGCAGGTGAGGAAGCTCTGATTAAGGGACGTGCTCTTTATCCGAATGCTAAGTTTGCAAGGATTCCGAAAGGCATCTTTACATTCAAAGAAAAAGAGAAAGAGTTAAAAGATGCGAACGATATGTTGTTGGCTGGTCGTGGTCAGGAACTTTTCAACATCCTTAAGTATTCAGCGAAACGTGAATCTCCAGCAGGTTCTGTTACCGTGTTTGATTGCTTAGAAGATGCTCTGAGAAAACCTGAATGGGGTATTCCATATCCGTGGGAGACTCTGAACAACATGACATTCGGTATTCGTTGGGGTGAGATGGTTGCTATCGGTGGTGGTGTCGGTTCTGGTAAAACCTTAATCGCTCACGAACTTGTAGCGTTCCTTTGCCTCAAGCACGGATTCAATGGCGGTGGATTCTTCTTAGAAGAAAAAGTCGGCATGTCTGTCAAGAATATCGCAGGTAAGTCAGCAGATATTCCATTCCATCGTCCTGATATCGAGTATGATCAAGATGTTCTGTACAATGAAGCTTTGAAGTTCGCTGATAAGTTCTTCTTGTATGACAACTTTGGTCAGAATGATTGGGATGATATTAAGCAGTGTATTCGTTTTTGGGTTGTTGAGAATGAGTGTAAGTTCATTATTCTTGATAACATCACAGCACTTGTATCTCACTTAACGCCTTCTGAAATCAACACTGAAATCAGTAAGATTGCGTCAGAGTTAGCAGGTATGTGTCAAGAGCTGAATTTCACAGCGTTTGTTTTATCTCACTTGAATGCACCAACATCAGGCGCTCCGCATGAAGAAGGTGGTCAGGTTAGAGAAGTTCAGTTTACCGGTTCTCGTTCATTGATGCGTTGGTGTCAGTGTATTATCGGTTTCGAACGTAACAAACAAGCTGAAGGGGGTGGTAAGAATCTTTCGATTATCCGACTTCTGAAAGAACGTAACTATGGACAAACCGGTGTGTGTTATACCAAGTATGACTCAGCAACAGGGCGTCTGTTAGAGCGTAGTGCAGAAGAGGTTGATGAGAAAGATCCGTTCACTTGTATGGAAGATGTAATTGCTATGGAAGAAGGCAGCTCGAATGGAAAAGACTCACCGTGGTAATAAGAAGATCTACTTGTTCGATATCGAAAGTAATGGGCTGTATGAGTCCATTACCCAAGTATGGTGCATGTGGATTTTTGATGTAGAAACTGGTGAACGTTGGGGGTTCCGCCCCCATGAAATTGCTAACGGTATTATTAAACTTAAAGAGGCTGATATTGTCGTAGGTCATAACATCATTGACTTTGACTTACCAGCCTTGATGAAAATGTATCCAGCTCTGAGAGACACTTCTTTCGAAGTTGTTGATACTTTATGTTTAAGTCGTTTCCTACAACCTGACCGAAACTTTGAGAGTCCTGCGGGACATTCTCTGAAGTCTTGGGGTATTCGTCTAGGCGATGAAAAAGGTGCGTATGGGGATGACACAGAAAATGCTTGGGATCAGTTCTCTGAATCTATGTATGAATACTGTGAGCAGGACGTTCAGGTAAACCTCGTTCTTTATCAGCATTTATCCAGTGTTGCTGGGTTCGACCCGTTAGACCCACCGACATTTGACTTCCATTGGGAAGATAGATTAACACCTGACCCTGAATCGCTACTCTATCAGGATTAACTAAATGATTTATGTTAACAATGACCAAATCAATGCTAGAATTTTAGCAAACGATAAACTGTCCGTTGGTATGGACTTTCTTCGACTTATTCGTACAGAAGAGTTTGCAACTCGTAGCGACGGCATCGTTCCAGTAATTGCAGGGGGTGCTGTTCGTGATGGTTTGTTTGGTCATAAGACAAACCGTGAAGTTAATGATATTGATATTTTCTTCCATCGTGCTGTTGAACAAGAGGGAGATATTCCAACGAGAAGTATGGGTGTTGTTGGAACAGAGCGTCTTAATGAAGCTCTGCGAAACCTTCGTGAAAATATCTTAGTATGGCTTGAAGATAATGAGATTCCTTTCGAATCTCTTTTATCAGATGCAGCAGCAGAGTATTTTGGCGGTCAAAGCTTCTTAGATATTCTTTCTTTCGAATGGCGCGGTGTTACCATTCAAATCATGATCCCTAATAGAGCGATACATACAGCTTCTTCAGCGAAGAATTTCCTCTTCCTGATGCCACTTATGTCAGGCGCTTGTCTTTCTCTGGAAAGATTGACAATGACCACGGGATTTGTTGCATCGCTGAATATGCCAGCAGGGCAAGTTGCAGCGGGTACAGACAGGGATTTACCATATCTTCGTCGTAAATTCCCTGATCATCAGGTGGTTGGTTTTAACTCATCACCATCTTTGGTTATGTACGCACTTGGTAGAGAGCATATTAATACTCAATTAGTTTCTGCTGCACCTACTCGTGTTGATGTGCTTACATCAAGTAACACACCTGCAAGTCTTTCAATTAGTGCAACTAAAGACTTCTTAGGAATTTCTGAAGCCAGCTATAGCACACAACTGTTTCGTGACAACCTCTAATTAATTTTTAAAACAAGGATGTATAATGAGTTTACTAGGAAGTAAAGAATTACATGCGGTAATTGATAATGGTTTCTTAGATGCCCTTCATGATAATGTGAATGCGGCATCTATTGATATCCGTATTGGTAACACTATTCTTGTGGAAGCTTCTGCAAGTGGTGTTGTTGATATTGATAAAAAAGAGAACCTGAATTGGGTTGAAGTTCAAATCCCTGATGATGGTTACGTTGTTAAACCGGGTGAGTTCTTTTTAGCTCATAGCATGGAAGAGTTTAATCTCCCTGATAACCTCAGTGGTCAGTTTATTCTCCGTAGCTCTATGGCTCGTTGTGGTATGAATCACTTAATGGCAGGTTGGGCAGATGCTGGATTTAATAAATCTAAGCTGACGTTCGAGTTCCATAATGTAACGAAACATCACAGCCTTCGTATTCGTAAGGGTATGAGAGTCGGTCAGATGATCTTCTCAGAGCATTCACCAGCAGGTGATGATTCTTATGCAGTGAAAGGACGTTATAATAACAGTGAATCAGTTCACGCTAGTAAGGGGGTTTAATGTCAGATAAAATTCGTGTAGAGAAGCTTGAAGACGGGGAGTATCAATTACATCTTCCAGAACTTGGGGGATTCAAATATGGTATTACTGTGAAAGCTACTCGCCAAGAGTTAGAACAAATTCATGAGGCAATCAACACTCAATTCTCTGAAGAATTGAATGATGATCTTGCTGGTTTTCTTGACGACGACGATTGTGAAGGATGTAAAATCTAATGGTTGTAAAGAATCGTAGAAACAATTGGGTGCTTCGTGTGTTTACAAAAGCTCCCGGAGAGAATTGGTTTGTCGCTTGTGACCAGTTCTATAAAACAAGAGAAGAAATGCGAGCAGGTAAGAAGCTTTGGAAGTTATTCCTACGGTCCTCGACTAAGGCACATAAGCTTAAAACTTATCGAATTATGCTTGACAGTTATAGCGATGTTCTCAATGAAGAGAATGTATGGTATAAAGAAATTCGCTAAAGACTAAAAGGGTGGGACTTCGGTCCCGCTCTTTATAATGTATATAGTATTAGATATGTACATATGAATAAGGATATTCGAAATGGTCTTAACAAAATTATATACCGATAGCTGCCAGCCTTGTAAAGCTATGGCTCCAGTTATTGAGAAGGTTCTCAAAGAGTTCCCTGAAATTGAATTTAAGGAAGTGAATGCAGCTACGGATGAAGGTTCTGAAACAGCAGCTAGGTTGGGTGTTCGTCGTGTCCCTACCTTGTTCCTTGATGATAATTATAAGCACGTTGGCCCAATGTCTGAGTCTCAGTTAAGGACTTGGCTTAGTAATTATCAAGGAGCATAATAATGTTAGATCTCAGACAAGTTGCTCCTCCTGATGAAGTTATCAATAAGGCTAAGGTGATGCAGAAGTTCTATCACCGAGATATGCTTGGTCGTTATATTAAGAACCGAGATATCGTAGCTTGGTCAATTGGTAATCAAGGTTATCTGTTGCGTGTTCTGCAAGTGGTAGGCAGTACAGCTAAGCGTGTAAAAGTCTATGACCCTGAAAAGGGCAAGTCTGTAGACGTGTTACCGACTAACTGTATTGTAATTACACAACAGGTGTTGGATAATATCCAGCGTAATGTTGCTCACTCAGAAAACGTGGATGGAGATGCCTAATGAATATTTCAGATTTAAGATACGAATCCTCAATGGGTCGTTTAGAAAACATGATGGATACAATCGTTGGTGTTTCCAATGATATTGATGTATTAAAAGACTTAGCTGCTCATGCTATGACAATTGCGGTAGTTGCTCGATTGCAGACAGATAATGAAATGTGTTGTCAGTTGTCAGATAAATATCTCTGTCACTTCGACAAGTTGGCTTCAAGGGCTTGCATTAAAGGCGTTGAGATTAGTTTTTATGACTTCCTCAATAAAATGAACAATCGAGAAGGTGTTCAACTTCTAACATCAGTTACAGAAATGCGGGACTGTCTCCAGTCTGGTGTTAATGTAATGAGTATAGGAGATAAATATGTTCTTGGTGAAATCGCCGCTTGCCTTGATGAAGACATTTACAAATTAGCTGAATGCTTGAGTGAAAGCTACTAAGCGGCAAACAAGAATCTCCTTATTCGACCTCGCCTTTGGCGGGGTTTTCTTGTCCCAATAAGAAGGAGAGTAACTTGACACAGACCGCAACCGTAGTATTAGCAGAAGGTTTTGATGATTCTGTTCGTAAGATTGCTACTGAAGAGATTGAGAAGATCGTCTTTCCAGAGCAGCCTGATGTACAGAAAGCTATCGACCAGTTCGCTATTGGAGTTGAGTCTTTTAATGCATTAAGAGGAAAAGCTCCTCGCTTTGCTGGAGAACGTGTCTACCTTCGTTCTTGGAACGCTGGTAATTTTAGTAAGGGTGGTGGTTGGTTTACTGGCTATCTGACTAAGCAAGCAGATGATGGTGGTTATGTTGCATCTAACGGTGGTAATTATCACTGGCGTCGCGATGAAGCTGAGATTGATAATCTTACAATCCTAGACTTCGGAGCTGTTGCAGATGGTACAACTGACGATTCACCTGCTGCTAAACGAATGTTAGACTTCTGTTATAGTCCATTCGCTAAATCAATCAGTATTCACTCTGGAAGAGTTGGTATCAGGCTTCCTAGTGGTAGTGTTAAGATCAACCCTATTGACCTGACAGATAAAGGAGAACTTCCTGAGTTTGTTATCTATGCACCATTCACTGTATTTGGCATCTTGCCTTTGACTACTGTGACGTCAGACAGTTCTGATAATCCAGTGTTCAAAGTTAAAGCGAGACGTATGTCTGTACAGGGTGTAAATTGGGATGGTCAGCAAACTACACCTATTAACAGATATAACAAAGATACAAACCCAACAGGTACTAATATGCTTGTCGGTGCTACATTAGGTATCTTTAATGACACAGCTACTAACAAGCAGTCGTTCTTAAAGAATATCTGTCCCGGTGGTGAGTACGTAAGAATTACAAACTTCCGAGCCTACCGCACTGGTGGTGTTGTCTTTGATCTGTTAGACACTCTTGATACTAAGCTGGACCAAATTTATGGTAGCTATACTGCTGCTCCATTTGTTACAGCGGGTTGGTCTAACCAACAGTTAGCTGCTTGGGATCACTCAACAGCACTTGAGCTGTCTAATGCGAACTTCCAGTTCCCTATGGCTCCTGCAATCTATGCTCCTCGTTGTGCTCAGTCTATCTTTGACAACGTTTGGTTTGAACATGGTTCTTGTCCATTCGATATTAACAATGGTCATTTTAGAATGACTAATGTGAGTGTTGAAGATTGTACAATTAACCCTGTGGCATGGAAAGCTCGTTTGAATATTCAGGGTTGGTCTGGTCCTACTGGAAACAAACTTGATATCACTACGAAGCCAACTGATGCATCATGGCCTAGCTATCCGCTGAATCCAGATGGTTCAACTATCGCTGGCTGGTTATCTGGTTATGAAGACGGCTCTTTTGAGTTGGAACATTATGGTGCAAGATATAACTGCCCTGTACGTGTTCTTTGGTCAGAGGGTGCTTATCGCGGTCAGAACAACACTGGTTCTGCTGTTTGGGTTAAGTTGTGTAATATAGCTTCCCCAAGTGTAGGTCAGATTTGGGAACTTGATGTTCTAGCTAAGAATGGCTACAGCGGCCTTAGAGCTAGCCCTCGACCAACTCTCGACGGTTCTGCTGGTAAGACTACTATCAAGATTCAAAGAGGCTCAGGAGCTAATCCTATTGTCACTATGAGTCATGAAGGTAGCAATGGTGTGATTGATGCTCAATTCTACCCATCATACAATACCGGTATCGAGGTTTGGATTAAGGTCGCTGTTTGGTGTGGTGAGTTTGCAGCCTATGCTAAGTCAACTGGTATAACTCGTTATGATGCTGGGATTTGTTCTCAGATTAGTTTCGATGGGACGCAGCAAGCTGCTGCTCCGGGATTCACATCTATTACCCCTATGTTCAGTTTGCATAATGGTAAAGCGGGTGTAGGTGCTTACGGTGACACTCTTGCGATTGATACGGCTGTGATTAATAGTTCACTGCTTGACATGACCAAGGTTGGTAAGTATATCAAACTCACTATTAACGGCGAGACGTTCGGTATTCCAGCTTATGCTGCATTGCCTACCTCGTAATAAACAACCCTGCCCGAAGGCAGGGTTTCTTTTTCTCAAAAGGTTAACATGAAAAACTTTTCCAAAATGATTGAGTTATGTCGTAATGCTTTAAGACCTCCTGCTACTCCTGTGGTAGATCGTATTGAAAAGTTTACGGATGAAGAAGCAGCAGCTATTATTATCATTGCTGCGGAAGAGCGTAGACGTTCAGCTAACCAACTTCGTGTAGGCCAATCTATTTGGAATGTGGCTCATGATAAACGACCTGAACTGATGAATAGTCTGAGTGGAACTAAGTGGGATTTCTTCCATTTCAGAGATCCCTATCTGGCTGTTGAAGCCTTCACTAAATATTATGTAGAGAGTGACTAATGGTATATCGTACTCTGAAAGATTGGAACAAGCGCGGTAAGATGGTCAAAGCAGGTTCTCGTGCAACAGCGTGGACTAACTGTGGTGATGGTCTGTTTTCTCAGCTTCAGGTTAAAGACTTCGATAAGAAGCCTAGTCTGTATGCCAGAGTCTTCATGAGGATTGGCTAATGGCTGTAAATAATTCTCGTCGTTATCGCACTCAAGAGCCTTCTTCCTCGCTCCCTGATAAGTTTGAAGTGGTACTTACTCAGTGGAATGATGACTTTACTCAGGTGGTTTCTGAGAAGTCTTTCTTAGCTAAAACTATGGCTCAGGCTAACAAGATCAAAGGTGATTTTGAAGCTGAACACTTCACTAATATTGGTCGTATTGATCCAATTAAACAAGGTTGGTAAAAAATGAAAGTAGCTATCCTTATTTGTGATGGTGGCGATGGTTCTGCACATCTTGAATGGTTTAAAGATGTTGACCACGCTTGTGATTTAGCTAGTGATGATGATTACTGTGAGAGCTACGGCATTAATGAAGGTTCTCCAGAAATTATTGAAGTTCCTGATGGCTGGACACCTCCGGGTGGTTTTTCGGACGATTAATTAGTAAGGAGTCATGGATGACTACAGAAGTAAAATTAGTAAGTATTACCCCTGATGCAGAAGCAACGATGGGTTACATCGCTCGTGTATCTAATCCGGCGAATCAAGATAATCCAAACGTTGCAGGATTGTTGTCTTATTGTTTACGTCATGGACATTGGTCTGTGTTTGAACAGGCGACTATGACTCTGGAAATTAAAACTACTAGAGCTATCTCTGCTCAGATTCTTCGTCATCGAAGCTTCACTTTCCAAGAGTTTAGTCAGCGTTACGCTGAAGTAGAACGTGCAGAAATTCCTGAGTTACGTCGTCAGGATACCACTAATCGTCAGAACTCCATTGATGATTTAGATGATTGGGTTTTAGAAGCTTACAACACTAAGATTAAAAGTCTTTTTGATGAAGTCTATAAAATCTATGATGGAATGCTGTCGGCAGGTATTGCCAAAGAGTGTGCTCGTATGATTCTTCCAATGTGTTCCCCTACTACAATTTACATGACAGGTAATATTCGTAGCTGGATTAATTACATTAACCTGAGAGCTTCTAACGGAACTCAGAAGGAGCATATGGAAGTAGCAGAACTTGCTAAACAGATCTTTGTAGAAAACCTTCCTATCGTATCTAAAGCGTTGGAATGGAAAACTGAAACTGAAGAGTAAGGGGTAAGAATGAACTGGTTATACATCTTCATTGTAATTTATGTCCTGATTGCTTTATGGCAATTGTGGTCAGTAAACAAGAGATTAAAGAATTATGAATCTTATCTTAAACAACTTGCAACTCAAACTCATCAAGTTGCAACCTCGCAGCTTAATCAAGCAGTTCTTATCGAGCATCTCAGTAAGAGTCTTGACGAAGAAAAAGGAGAGCAACCTAAAGGTGAGTAACGCATATAACAAGGAGGTTAGCGTGGAAACTAAAGACACAGTGTTGTGGTGTAATGAACAGCTTGAGAAGGCTATTGCCGCTGGTAAAAACCAAGAAGCAGAAGCTTATGAACGACTTAAGTTTATGTGGGAAGAACGCAGTGCGAGTAAGAAATCTACTAACGAATGAATTTGTAGAAGTTCATTTTCATAATAACTTCTGGAGAGTATCAGATGAAATATGTTCACGGGGATTTAATTCAGGGTGCGGACAGCGGATTTCTGAATGTAATTGCCCATCAAACGAACTGTTTCTGCAAGGGAAGGAGGGGGATAGCCCCTCTAATCTTTGAAGCATATCCATCAGCGAAGATTGCAGATGACAATACGGAAACTGGAGATAGAGCCAAGCTCGGTACACTCTCCTGTGGTATGCACATCTTTGAAGAGGTTGATCCTGATGAAGAGGAACCTCTACTGGTATTTAACCTTTATGGTCAGTATCACTGGAATCAACGAAGCAAAGAATATGGCACAGTTGTTGATGCGTTATCTTCCTCGTTACGTTCGATGAGACAGTTCTTAGATGAAAAACAAACCACCTATTTTGGAGATGATCACTTACCTCTTCGTATTGGTTTTCCTCTTATCGGCTGCGGTTTGGCTGGGGGCGACTGGAACACGGTAGAGTCTTTGATTAATCAGGCTTTTAATGGTTCAAAATATGAGGTGTATATTTACACTCTCGAAAAACTTCCTAATAAGGATTATGTAACTGTATGAGACAAATTTTCAATCTAATCTGTGTATTCGTGTTCTTGTTCTTTGCAATCGCAATTGGTGCAGGGTACATGATTCCTGATAAATGGTTTGTAGTGTTTCTCTGTGTAGCAGTAGCTCTTGAAGATCTCTTAAGATTTTTAAAGAAAAAATAAGGTAAAACACTATGAAACTCTATTTGTTAGAAAATATGGAATTTGATTCTTATTACAGTGACGTGTATGATTCCATAATTGTTGCAGCAGACTCTGAAGATTTAGCTAAGAGGACTCAACCGAATTCTTGCAATGATTGGAAAAGCACTGCATGGGCTTCCTCACCAAATAACGTCAGAGTTACTTATATTGGAGAAGCAGCTCCTAACGTAGAGTCTGGTGTTTTGCTTGAATCTTTCTGCGGTGCTTAATAAAAATAATAACCCACGGAACCTGCTGACCTTATGATAGAATGTATAATGTAAAGGTACACTTTTATCTATAAGGAATAGACAATATGCCATCGAGTAAAAATTATGTCAGAGATTATGACCAAGAGCGGAAGACCGCCGTGTCCAGAGGAGAAACTGGAGCGGGATCTTCTTCTGGAGATGCAAAGCGCCACCGTGCTCGTCGAGTCGTTGAAAAACGTGTTGGCAAGGGCAAGCTTAAAGGCAAAGATGTTGACCACATCAAGCCAGTCAAGTCAGGAGGCAGTAACGAATCATCTAACCTACGTGTTCGATCAATTGAAGCAAACAGGTCAGATGGTGGAAAATCTGGGAACACCTCTGGCAAAGCTTCAGGTGGTCGCAAAGGAGCTTTAAATTCGTGATAATCAATGCTCAAGTAAATGAAATGGAAGTTCTCGGTCAGATTCCATTTTCTACTGTAGTGAGATTTTTTGGTCCAGTTAGGATTGCAAATTTTATGCCATATGAAGTGTGCTCTCATCTGCCTACACAGGTTATTGACACGGAATATCGCAGACGTCACCCCAACCCAAGTGAAATGTTAGATGTAATGGATGATGAAATTATCATTGATTATCTACTGAACAAGGGTTATAATATCGAGATGTAACAAGGGCTGCTAGAGGGATCTAGCGGCCTTTCTCTTTCTTAACTATTTGGAATAGCAACAATGTCAAGATCAATCACTTCTAATGATATCCACTCTGTAACGGTTGTCGATGGTTTCGTAACTCCGGTAAATGTTTATACTTTTAAAGCTTATGACTTTGCCCCTGAAAGCGAGAACATTGATATGTGGACAGAGCAAATTACTCTCTTCCAAAACAGCACAGCACGTACTAACGTAATGATTCGTGGTCGTGATGGTAAGTTCATCAGTTATAAGAACGTACCTGAGTTGTTTGATGCTGTCCTTTCTTTAAAGCCTTTCCCTCTCGGTGAATAA